CGTAGCCGTCGCCGTCGCCTCTGTCGTCGCCGTAGCCGTCGCCGTCGCCGTCGCCGTTGCCGTGGCCGTAGCTGTAGCCGTAGCCGTTGCCTCTGCCGTAGCCGTTGCCGTTGCCGTTGCCGTAGCCGTTGCCGTTGCCGTCGCCGTAGCCGTCGCCGTAGCCTCTGCCGTTGCCGTCGAACTTCATGTGGGCGTCCTTACTCAGATTTGAGTAAATTATACATAACTTTACTTGTTTTTACAAGTTACTCCGCGCTGAGTTGAGCAGTCGTTCCAGCTCGTTGGTCGGCAGTGGGGCACAGTTCTTGCCGTGGGGCCAGCATTGCCCCTGATGTTTGCTCGTGGTGCGGCTGTACTTGTCCGAGTTGACGAACCATGTGTCGGTGCGTGTGTCGCACACGAACATCGGCCAGTAGCCGTAGCTGTAAACGACGTAGAAGTGTTTCACCCGGCGTCCGATGACGCTGTGCCCGCCTGTGGCGTAGGTGTTACGTGAGCCTTTGAACTCTTGGCAGGTGAGCACGTACTGCCGGGCGCTGGTGTTGGGTACTTGTCGTGTCATGGTTGCTGCTCCTGTGGTTGGTCGTCGAATGCAAGGGGTTTCCCACTCATGGGGTAATCGGCTCGCACGGTCAGATAAAAGTTTTCGTAAAGAACGTCCATGAGCGCACTCAACTCGCCGATCTCCATCTCCGAGCTGTTAATTGGTTCCAGTATGTCCCGTTCGGTGTCGTTAAGTTCTTCGCCAACGCGCACGAACGCTGTGGCTGCACCGTGTTCTCTGGCAAGAATTTGCAGGGTCTCATGGCCTTGCACTATGTCGTAACTCGGATACCACTTCACATCCTCGAATGACGCAATGATTAATCCTTCGGTTATGTGTGATAACGGTCGGCAGTATTCTTCCAAAGCCAACCGCACGGTCTCCGGCTGGAAAGCCACTACCTTTCGGCAAAATTCTTTGAGCTTGTTTTCATCGGGGAAGATAATCCCTAACCCCACGTCGCTGCGGTAACCCATCTCAGTCCTCCTTCGGGCAGCTGCCCGCTGTGTTGTTGTAGTCCGGCCAGCCGTACTCGCCGCCCGTCTCATTCCATATCTGCACCATTTCGCAGTGCAGTTGTTGCTCGGATGTGTCTGGCTTGTTGTCGCCAAACTTCCACGCCAGCACTAGGGTTACTAGCGCAAAGGTTATAAGTAGTGCGTTGTTCTTCATTCTTCGTCCTCCGGTACTTCTGCTTCGTCCTCGCCCAGCTCCAAGCCCATCTCTTGACACATTGCCCGCACTTCTTCCTCTGACCACTCGGCCCGCTCGGGCTGCACCCACTCCGGTGACTGAAGCGCCGTAATCCACCACTCTTGGTCTTGTTGCTCATGTGTCGCCCACTCAACCGCTTCGTCTTGGGACTCGAACGGCCCAGTAATGAAAAGCCCGTCGATTGGATTGCCGGTTACTACACAGAATTGTCTACTCATGTCGTGCTCCTTTACTCAAATCTGAGTATTTACTGGTTGTTGTGGTACTTCTACTTCTGCTTCTGTTTCGATCCACACGCGAGCGCCGCAGGACAGCGGCTTGTCCGGGCTGTACACCACTCGGCTGGGGCCGTGGATGATCACCTCGTTGCACGTGGTGTTGTCCTTGTATGTCTTGACGGTCAGCACCGGCAGGTTCGCGCCCTTGGTGTTCGCACGGATGTTGTGCTGGTTCACATGGATTCTGGTTCTCATGGCGTCACCTCGGCGTTGTCTTCCTCATCAGTGCAGTGGTTTCGGTTTCGCGTTTGTCGAGCACGCACTGGGCGTGCTCCGTGAACAGCTTGGTGTAGTCGGATGGCTTGCCGCCGTACTTGTCGGCTCTCTCCTTGGCACTAGGCACAAGGGTGATCTTCTTGCCGCATATCGTGCAGTTCATGTCGTTCTCCTTGGATTGATCTGCTTAACCGCATCCAGCGCGTCGTCGCCGCTGAAGGCCATATAACCCTGCTTGTGCAGGGGAATTACTGTGTGCTTGCGCTGCCGGGCTTGCTGTTCGCCGCAGGTGAGGCACGTTGTGTAGCCCAGCGCCGCACGGCGCGGGTGGATCGGTGCGTTGCAGGCGCAGTTCATGCGGTTCTCCTTTACTCAGATTTGAGTATTTACTGGTGCAGGTCGCGCAGGACGAAGTACGCATACACGCTGTAGTCGTGGTCGTCGCACGGGTCGTCCAAATCATTGAAGAATGTGCGCTGGCCCTTCTTGGCGGGCTTGATTCTGTTCACGGCAGCGTATGCGGCACGGGTCAGGGCATCGGCCAGCTTTTCTTCATGCGGCTGCACAAGGTCTGCGGACAGCAGACGGGCAGCGTCACAGTTACCGCCGATGTAGCCGTTGCGAAGCTCGTAGCGCAGTGCGTCCTTGATCTGTTTGAGCGTCATGCCCTTGAAGGCGAGTATCTGCACGTGGGGCAGGTGATGGCCGCTCCAGTAATCGGGAAGGCACGTGTCAGCGTGAACGAACTCCAGCACGGGGCGTGGTGTGAGGGTCAGGGTGGTCTGGATCATGTCGTGCTCCTTTGCTTATTTTTACTCAAATCTGAGTAAGGGGTTTATCGGTTTGGGTTGATGGTTAGGTATTCGGTTTGTCGTGGTGGTTTGATGCTTGCGTAGCTCTCTCATCTGTACGTGTACAGTATAACAGTTTATAGGATAAATGTCAAGTTTGAACGGCACGGCCCAGCAAAATCAAGGGAGGTAGCGAAGTATAAAGGTATGCGAGTGCGTTTTCTGAAAAAACTAGAATAAATCGTTTTACAGTGTTTGTGGGGCGTTTTTCGGCATCCCGTCAAATCAGAGGGGGAAAGTAGGCAAGGTATTTTTGAGGTATTTCCTGAAACCCAGTAACGGCGCGGGAAGTAGGTATAGTATGTAAGTATGGATTTTTAACTTTTATTAGGGTTCGTAGGGTCTAATTTAGCATTTTTGCTGCTTCTTAACCGCAAACTGCAAAAATCCTGCTCCCTTTGGCTCTAAGTAATGTTTTTCGACCTACTTACCTACTTCCCTACCTCCCTTGATTTTACTGGGCTGCAGCGAAGTGCGAAAAATACCTCCACATACTTTGCATACCTTTGAACGAATTATTACTGTAAAACGATTTATCCTAGTTGTTTAGACCTAAGTTGTTTACATACTTCCTACTTCCCTACTTTTCATTTTTAAGCTATGAGAAGTTTAGCTCGCGTTTTGAAAACACCGAGGTCACATACTTCCTACTTCCCTACTTTTACTCAAATTTGAGTAAACAGGCCGCTTTCTTGTTTTTACTTGTTTTAAACGAGCCGACCGCTGCCTGCTGCCTGCTGCCTGCTGCTCACTACTGGTATCTACTACTAACTTCAACTACTGGTGTCAAAAAGCCCGGCGAACCGGGCTTGGCGGGTTAGACTTCAAGCCTGATATTATTCTTGACAGCCTCAACAAGCCTGCCAAGGTCGGCTCCCCAATACTCGGGAATCAGTGGGTAAATGGCGTCACCTTTCGGTGTCTCCAAAATGCCGAACAGATTAAGATCATCATCCCAAAACACTTCGGAAATACTCAAGTTCGAGTAATCGAAAACCAATCCAAAGGCATCAGCGTATTCGCCAAGCATTGCGAGCCGGTAAGAATTCGCTGGGACATCCACCGTAATAAGTGGCCTTTCCGGCATTTTGAATATGTGTCCAGTTGGGGAAACTACCATTCTTTTTTGCTCCTAAGTGTGCCGCCCGGCCAATCCGGGCGGCTTGGTGGATTGGTTTACCAAGTCATTGCCGCTTCGGCGGCATTCAAGTGTTCCAGTATCTTGTCGCGATTCGCGACATCCATGCCAGCCACTTCCAAAATCAGGGCTCGCAATACCTTGCGAACATCGCCCATTTTGACCGGTTCTCCCTTTTCTTCCTTGTCGGATTGTTCCTTGTCCGCCTCGCTTTCCGCTTTTGCCGCTTCCGGATTCAGTTTGCGCCATGCCGTTTCGATCATGGCTCGGAAACTTGCAAGGTACTTGTTGACCTCTGAGGTCAACGCATTGCGGGCGTCTTGCAAATTGTTTGCCTTTGCCGCTTTGCTATCCATTGACCACAGGGCAAATTCCGCCTTGTCCAGCAAGCCGGACGCAATAAGTCCTTGGACACCTTGTAGAGTGTCCTTGCTGATATGTCCGGCATCAACGCCAGCCTTTGAGAACCAGTCGCCCCGTGCGCCTTGCGCTGCCAATTCTTCCGCCGCTTTTTTCTTGAGCGCTGTCGCGCTCTTAGCTTTGCTTGCTCCCTCTCTGATAAGGGTCGCGACTTCTTTGTTGATTGTAAAACCGATTGATTTTTGCATACGTCACCTTTAGTTGATCCCGGCGGGATTGCCGGGGGAATGTCGGGCAGGAATTGCCCGACTTGTGAACATAATAGCACATCTTTTCATTGTGTCAACTTGTTTTACATTGATTTACTCAAATTTGAGTAAAGCCGGCCCCGGTCAATCCAGCGAATCCGGCAGCGCCAGCCCCGGTCAATCCAGCGAATCCGGCGCATGGCGACCCCACCCACCCGGCACCCCCCGCTTTTGCAGCGAAGTTACGGCTCGCGTACATCAAACTAATCCAGTCAAACGATTTCCGGTTCCACGGAATTCCCGCTTTTCAGCGTTTCCATTTCTACGAAATTGCAAAACAAGCCCGTCAAGTTAGCGGTCCAATACTCCGCAAAATTCCCGTCATAAAGAAAGACACTTGACACCTTATACCCCCTCCCCCTTTCCGTACAAATCGGCCGGCGCAGACCCCACCCCTCTCGGCATAGCAACCCACCCCGTCAAGGGGACCCGAAAACATGAATTACCACCCAGTGCATACCACAACCGCGAAGCGGCCCGAAACATGAATTACCACCCAGTGCATACCACAACCGCGAAGCGGCCCAACGCATTGACAGGCCGGGTATATCCAGCGCAGACTAGAGGAATCGGCCATTTACAGGCTTGCAACCATGACGGTGATGATTTTGAACGCAGACCGTGCGGTCCCTATGACAGACGAAGCGCAGAACATTGACCTGCGCGAAAGAATCAGTGCTGCAGCAGCTACGCTCGATCTACTGGCCGAAGTTGGCTACGATTTCGACATAAACGACGATGACATTGCTGAAGCCAACGATCTGGCAAAGTCCTTTGCCAAAGACCCCGCAGCGACCTCCAAAGCAACAACCCACAAACGTGCGTCCAGCCTCGCTCCTGCCACAGTGGCTCTTGTTAAAACAATTTTAGACGAGTTTGGACACGAGATCGCCGAGAGCTCAAAATCCATACGCAACCTTGTCGTCAACAAATTGATCATTGAATCGGAAAACCCCGATGCCCGGATACGCATAAAAGCCATTGAGATGTTGGGCAAGATGTCGGATGTCGCGCTGTTCACAGAACGCAGTGAGGTGCTGATAACCCACCAGAGCAGCGATGATCTGAAGAGCAAGCTCAAAGAGAAGTTGCAGAAGCTGCGAGAAAGCACCACGACGATGGTGCAGAACCACGAAGGCGTGTTTGAAGCAGTCGAGTTCAATGATGTCCCGAAGGTAGAGGCGGAAAGTTTCCAGTTGGATGAAGCGATGCAGGAGCTGGGGATTGAAGACTACATCAAGTAACGTGCGCAGCCTCGACGGCTTGATCGTGGCAAAAGAGCCCGTGCAGTTCAGCGAAGAAGAGCTGGACTTCCTGCTGGAGAACATTGAGCACTTGGATAACGAAGAGGCCGAGGAGCTGCTGCAGATTACGCAGGTGCTGGAAGAGCGTGAGTTTGCCCGCAAGTGCCGAGACGATCTGATCGAGTTTTGCAAAGCGATGCAGGAAGGGTACAAGGTCGGTGCACACCACCGGCGTCTCGCCTCTCTTCTTATGGACTGCGAGAGTGGAGAAAAAGACCGTGTGACGGTGTCGATTGCACCAAGACACGGGAAGAGTCAGATGACGTCCATCTTCTTTGCGGCGTGGTTCTTGGGCCGTAACCCCAACAAGCAGGTGATGCTGGTGTCTCACACAGCCGATTTGGCTGTGGATTTCGGTCGAAAGGTGCGTAACCTGTTTGATACCCCCGAGTACCAGAAAATCTTCCCCGGAGTGAGTCTTGCAGTGGACTCAAAGAGCGCCGGCCGCTGGAACACTAATAAAGGAGGCGTGTTCTACGCCACCGGTGTGGGCTCATCACTGGCCGGGCGAGGTGCTGATCTGCTGATTGTCGACGACCCGCACTCAGAACAAGACATGCTGGCGGGCAACTTCGACTCGCTGGAGACGGCGTACAAGTGGTTCTTGATCGGTGCCCGCACTCGTCTGATGCCCGGTGGACGCGTGGTGGTGGTCGCCACCCGCTGGCACAAGTCGGACCTGATAGGAAAGCTGATCACCGACATGTCAAAGGATGAGGGGGTAGACCAGTACGAAGTTGTGGAGTTTCCCGCCATCCTCAACGAGAACACCGACAAGGAGAAGGCGCTGTGGCCTGAGTTCTTCGACCTTGAGGCGCTGCGCCGCACCCGCTCGACAATGCCGGCGTACCAGTGGAACGCCCAGTACCAGCAGAACCCGACCGGGGACACAAGCTCTATCTGTAAGCGGGAGTGGTGGCGCACATGGCCTGAAGAAGAACCCCCACAGTGCGAGTACCTGATCCAGTGCATCGACGCCGCGGCAGAACTCAACAACCGCTCAGACTACACCTCGATCACTACGTGGGGCGTGTTCCTGAACGAAGAGACCGGGCTGCACAACATCATCCTGCTCAACTCAGTGCGTGCCCGCATGGAGTTCCACCAGCTGAAAGAGCGGGTGCTTGAAGAGTATACTTACTGGGAGCCTGACAGCTGCCTCGTCGAGAAGAAGTCCAGCGGAACGGCGCTGTATCAAGAACTTCGCCGCATGGGCGTGCCGGTGGGAGAGTACACCCCCCACCGCGGGACTATAAACAACCCGAACAACAAGTACATGCGCCTGAACGCAGTGACTGACATGATCAGAGAAGGGCTGGTCTGGGTGCCTCAGACGCGCTGGGCGGAGCAGTTGGTTGAAGAAGTGGCAGAGTTCCCGTATGGTGACCACGACGACACCGTGGACACCACGATCATGGCGTTGACAAGATTCAGGCAGGGCGGGTTTGTGCAGCTGTCCACCGACCATAAAGACGAGCCGAGAATGTTCCGGCGCAGAAACGGATATTATTGAGGGCCAAGAAAATGGCGATTGAACGCAGCTTGTATGAAATGCCGCAGGGCTTGCCGGAGCAAGAGCTTGAGATTGAGCTTGAGCTTGATTCGCCAGCGGTGGGCCTCGTTGAGCTGGACGACGGTGGAGTCGAGATTACGTTTGGCGAAGTTGAAGAAGACGTTGAGATGGCTCCGTTTGACGCAAACCTCGCCGAATACCTCGACGACAGCACACTGCTGACCCTCGCCAACGACTTGGTTGGTTATGTGCAGGCAGACATCAACAGCCGAAAGGACTGGGCGGATACATTCGTCAAGGGTCTTGAGGTGCTGGGCTTCAAGTACGACGAGCGCACTGATCCGTGGGAAGGCGCGTGTGGTGTGTACTCAACCGTGCTGGCAGAAGCGGCGATACGATTCCAAGCCGAAGCCATGAGTGAGACATTCCCGGCCGCAGGCCCGGTCAGAACCAAGATCATCGGGGAAGTTACGCGGGAGAAAGAAGACGCCGCACTGCGTGTCCAAGTGGACATGAACTACGAGCTGACCGATGTGATGATCGAGTACCGCCCAGAGCATGAAAGGATGCTCTACACCCTCGGTTTGGCGGGCTCTGCGTTCAAGAAAGTGTATTTTGACCCCAACATCGGACGGCAGGTAGCGATTTTCATACCGCCGGAAGACGTCATCGTGCCGTACGGTGCCTCAAATATCGAGAGCGCCGAGCGAGTAACGCACGTAATGCGTAAAACCAAGAACGAAATGGTGAAGCTGCAGGCCGCGGGCTTCTACGCAAACGTCTCACTGGGCGATCCAGTGCCGTACCACACCGACATCGAGGAGAAAAAAGCCGAAGAAGGTGGATATTCTCTGACAGATGACGACAGATATACCATTTATGAGATACACGCAGAGCTCGTTATCGACGGAATTGACGCCGAAGACGACGATTCTCCTCAAATTGCCAAGCCTTACGTCGTCACTATCGAGCGCGGCAACAATAAAGTGCTCTCGATCCGTCGAAATTGGAACCCAGACGACCCTCTGATGCTGAAAAGGCAGCATTTTGTGCACTACGTGTACGTCCCGGGCTTCGGATTCTATGGTTTGGGCCTGATTCACATCATTGGTGGCTATGCCAAGGCCGGAACTTCGCTGATTCGTCAGCTGGTGGACGCCGGCACGCTGTCAAACCTGCCGGGTGGCCTGAAAACTCGTGGTTTGCGCATAAAAGGGGACGATACGCCGATTCCTCCGGGCGAATTCCGCGATGTAGACGTCCCGAGCGGGTCAATCCGCGACAATATCATGCCTCTGCCCTACAAAGAGCCGAGCCAGACACTGCTCGCGCTGCTGAACCGGATCACCGAGGAAGGTCGACGTCTGGGGGCGATCTCCGACATGAACATCTCCGACATGAGCGCTAATGCGCCAGTCGGAACGACGCTTGCGCTGCTTGAACGCACGTTGAAACCCATGGCTGCAGTGCAGTCACGCGTGCACTACGCGATGAAGCAGGAGTTCAAGCTGCTCAAGGCGATCATTGCCGAGTACGCTCCGGACGAATACACATACCTGCCGGACCGAGGGGAGCCCCGGGCAAAGCGCACCGACTACGAAGTGGTCGACGTCATCCCGGTGAGCGACCCGAACTCCAGCACAATGGCCCAGCGCGTGGTGCAGTACCAAGCGGTACTGCAGATGTCCCAGACAGCGCCCCAGATTTACGACCTGCCGCAGCTGCATCGCCAGATGATCGAGGTGTTGGGGATCAAGAACGCGGACAAGCTCATACCGACAAAGGACGACATCAAGCCTACGGACCCCGTGAGCGAGAACATGAACGCGCTGGTGGGCAAGCCGATCAAGGCGTTTATCCACCAAGACCACGACGCGCACATCGCCACGCACCAGTCATTCATGCAAGACCCGCAGATTGCCGCGTTTATCGGGCAGAACCCCGCCGCCCAGCAGATCATGGGCGCACTGATGGCGCACATTGCGGAACACATCGCGTTTGCGTACCGACAGCAGGTGGAGAACGCACTGGGAGCGCCGCTGCCGGCACCCAACGCCGAGCTGCCTGAAGAGCTGGAAGTGAAGTTGGCGAGCATGATTGCGGAAGCTGCGCAGCAGAACACACAGCAGAAACAGGCGCAGGCTGCTCAGCAGGCCGCCGCCCAACAGGCCCAAGACCCGATCATGCAGATGCAGATGCAAGAACTGCAGATCAAAGTTGCAGAACAGCAGCGCAAAGCCCAGAAAGACCAAGCGGATACTCAGCTTGCCGCGGCAAGACTGACGCTGGATGCCCAGAAAGCACAGGCCACCTCGACTCTGGAAGCCGCTCGTATCGCAGCAATGACAGACCAAGCTAACGCCAGTCAGGACTTGGCCGAGGCAAAGGCAATCATGGACCTTACGAAACAAGATAAGAGGGAGTGATCGTGGCAAAAACCGTCTTTGACGTGCTGGAAGAAAAACTTCTCTTGGCTCAGCGAGACCAAGAAGCGTTTGTAATGTCTGGAGGGGCAAAAACCTTCGAGGCATACAGAGAAGCGTGCGGGATGATTCGAGGTCTAACCCGTGCCAGACAGGAAGTACAAGACCTTGCGAAAAACTTTATGGACCAAGAAGATGACTGAAAAAACCGCAGCGATGAAAGAGTTGGAACTGCAGCGACGCAAGAAGATAGAGCAAGAGGAGAAAGAAAAAGCCGCCCTTGAGGCAGCGATCCCCAAACCCACCGGGTACCACGTTCTCATTGCACTACCGAACGTCGAAGAGACTTTCGGCGAGTCGATGCTGTTGAAAGCGGAAAAGACGGTGCGCGAGGAGTACATCCTTTCTACCATCGGGCTGGTTCTCGACATGGGGGATCAAGCCTACAAAGACAAAGAGCGGTTCTCTGAAGGCCCGTGGTGTAAGCCGGGGGACTACGTGATGTTCCGAGCCAATACGGGGACGAGATTCAAGATTGGTACGCAGGAGTACCGGTTGATGAACGACGACTCCATCCAAGCAATTGTGCCAAACCCGAGAGCCATCTCTCGTGCATGAGGAATAAACCATGGCGATGCAACAAGTTGAGTTTGAGTTTCCGGACCCCGATAAGAAAGCCGCGGCGGTTGTGGAGATAGAACAAGAGGAAGAAGACCTGCGGATCGAGGTAGAAGATGCCGTCGGTAGAGAAACCATTGGTAAGAAGAAAAAGACACTGAAGGTGGATGATGTCGAGATCGAGGTTGTTGACGACACGCCGCCGGCTGATCGAAACAAAAAACCCTCCGCTCCGCCGGATGAAGTAACCGACGAAGAGCTGGAAAACTACTCCGACAAGGTCAAGAAGCGCCTGCAGCACTTCAGCAAGGGCTACCACGACGAGCGCCGTGCCAAAGAACAGGCTCTGCGTGAGCGCGAAGAACTTGAGCGGTACGCCAAAACTCTTATTGAAGAGAACCAGAAGCTCAAAGGTTCAGTGGATAAGGGCCACAACGCGCTGTTGGAGTCCGCCAAAAAGCAGGTTCAGATCGAGCTGCAGGCCGCCAAGCAGAAGTACAAGGAAGCGTACGAGGCGGGTGATACGGACGCCATCATCGCGGCACAAGAGGGCTTGAACAACGCGCAGATTCGCTTGGACAAGGTGAATAACCTGAAACCACGAGCGGATCAACAGGATACGGAGACTTTACAATCTCAACCTGTTAATGTACAACAGCAAAAAGCACCTACTCAGCCCGCCCAACCTCCGCGGGATTTGAAGGCAGAGGCTTGGAGAAACGACAATCCGTGGTTTGGCAGTGACGACGAGATGACTGCGGCGGCACTTGGCTACCATAGCAAACTGGTTAAAGAGGGTGTAAACCCTCAGTCAGACGAATACTACGAGAAAGTAAATTCTCGTATGCGACAGTTGTTCCCAGAGAACTTCGATGAAGATGTTGATGATGCACCGGAGCCCAAGAAAGTAAAGAAAGCGTCAACTGTGGTGGCACCCGCTACGCGGAGCACTGGCCCTATCAAGGTCAAATTAAGCGAAACACAGATTGCGCTTGCTAAACGAATGGGAGTATCCCTTGCAGACTACGCCAAACAGGTTGCGCTATTGAGGAGATCATAATGGCCGATAACAGACTAGACCGAGAACTGGAAAAACGCGAGCGCACCCCGCGCAAGCAAGCATGGCGCCGCCCAGAAGTGCTGCCCACTCCGAATCCGGAGCCCGGGTATTCGTTTCATTGGGTCCGCGTAAGTACCAGAGGCCAAGCTGATGCGATCAATGTATCTTCTAAGCTACGTGAAGGTTGGGAACCCGTGCGCGCAGTAGACCACCCTGAGATTTTCCTGAGCAGCATCGAAAACGAGCGGTTCAAGGACAATATCGTGATTGGTGGCTTGCTGCTGTGTAAAGCGCCAACTGAGCTGGTCAAGGAACGTAATGACTATTACGCCCACCAGAACCGCTCACAGATGGTCGCTGTGGACAACAACCTTATGCGAGAAAACGACCCGAGGATGCCTCTCTTCAACGAGAGAAAGACCACGGTTACTTTTGGTAAAGGTTAATTTAGGAGTTAATCATGGCTACAACTGCCGCACCGTACGGGCTTCGTCCCGTTAAGCGCGTAGATGGGATGCCCTACGCAGGGGCCTACTCTACGTTCCTGATTGACCCGGCTGGCTACAACACCAACATCTTCTACGGAAGCGTGGTGTACATCAATGCCAACGGGTACGTCAACATTGTCACCGGTACCGGTGCTGATGCAACTACCAACGACTGGCCGACTGGTTCCACTAGCGCGACAGGTGCTCTCGGCGTATTCGTCGGCTGCAGCTACATCAACGCTCAGGGCCAGCTGATTTTCAGCCAGTACTACCCCTCCGGCACCACCGGTGTGGTACAAGCGTTTGTCGTGGATGACCCCATGGTTCTGTTCGCAGCCCAGCTCGATGGTACTGCTACACAGGCCGCCATTGGCGCCAACACGTTCTTCGCTGCAGCACAAAGCACTTCTACCGGCAGCACTCGTACAGGCAATTCAACCAGTGCGCTTGACGCAACGGTTGTCACTGTGCCCGCTGCGCTGCGTATTGTGGCCTTCGTGTCCCCCGTGTCAGATGCGTTCCCGGACGTTCTGGTTAAAATCAACCCCGGTTTCCACAGCATGTCTGTGAACACTGGCATTTAAGGAGTAGGCGAACATGGCTATTTCACGCGCCCAGCTACTGAAAGAACTCCTGCCGGGGCTTAACGCTCTGTTTGGCATGGAATACGCTCGCTACGGCGAGGAGCACGCGGAGATTTTCGAGACCGAAAGCTCTGAGCGTTCCTTCGAAGAAGAAACCAAGCTGTCTGGCTTTGGTGCCGCCCCGGTTAAAAACGAAGGCGCTGCCATTGCGTACGACAACGCACAAGAAGCGTTCACCGCACGCTACACTCACGAAACCATTGCAATGGGCTTCTCCATCACTGAAGAAGCTGTGGAAGACAACCTGTATGACAGTCTGTCTACCCGCTACACCAAAGCACTGGCTCGTGCCATGGCGTACACCAAGCAGGTCAAGGCCGCTGCCGTTTTGAACAATGCGTTCGCCGGCTCTGGTGTGACTTACGGTGACGGTAAAACTCTGTGCGCCACTGACCACCCGCTGGTCTCCGGTGGCACCAACAGCAACACTCCGGCAACTCCTGCTGACCTGAACGAGACTTCTCTTGAAGCCGCCATCATTCAGATCGCCGCATGGACTGACGAACGTGGCCTGCTGATTGCCGCTAAGGCCCGTAAGCTGGTTGTGCCTCCGTCGCTGCAGTTCGTAGCAACTCGTTTGCTCGAAACTGAACTGCGCCCGGCAACCGCGGACAACGACATCAACGCTATGCGCTCCATGGGTAGTATCCCCGGCGGTCACACCGTCAACAACTACCTGACGGACAACAACGCATGGTTCCTGATGACTGACGTTCCGAACGGCCTGAAGCACTTCGTCCGCACCCCGATGCAGACATCCATGGACGCCGATTTTGACACTGGCAACGCCCGTTACAAGGCACGCGAGCGTTACAGCTTTGGTGTTTCTGACCCGCTTGGTATCTTCGGCTCGCCCGGCGCTGCCTAAGCAAATCAACGACTTACGTCGTTACGAAAGGGCCCTTCGGGGCCCTTTTTGTTTTTGCGTTGACACCATACTGCGCACCTGCTACAAAGAGGCATCCCCGGACACATTACGCGCTGCAGACCGACCGGGCGGACGACATGCAGACTGAAGCGCACTACTCGCATGTGAGGATTTTAAAATGGCTGGCACTCATTATTCAGGCCCGTTACTCTATTCTGGCGCAAACACAAACCCCTACTTTGCCGGTATGGGCGAGATGCCCATCGGCATCAACCTCGCCGTTTTTACTGTGGCTGACGACTTTACCAGCGTAGCTATCGACAGCACCAATGACTGGACTGTCGTGAAAGACTCCGGTGCTTCTGTTGCTATCGTGGCTGACACTGTTGGTGGCGAGGTTGCTCTGACATCTGCCGCAACAACTGACGATGACGGCGCCTCAATCCAAGGCAATGAAGTGTTCTCTGTTGACGCAAACAGCAGCGTTTTCTTCTCCACCCGCATCAAGTGCAACGACGCTGACCAGACCGACATCTGTGTGGGCCTGACTGTAAACTTCGCTACCAACCCGGAAGCCATGCTGACTGCAGCTGACCGCATCGTGTTTCAGGTAGACGATGGCAACGCCTCTATCCTGTGCAAAACAGAGAAGGATGGCACTGAGACTTCCACAGACTCCGGCGTTGATCTGGCCGATAACACCTACGTGGTTCTGTCTTTCCGTGTCGATGGTACTGGCAGTGTGACTTTCTACGTCAACGGCAAAGTGGTTGCTCAGCACACCACCAACATCCCTGACGATGAGAACCTGACCGTAGCAGCCATGAGCCTTTCAGGCTCCGCTTCTGGCACCCGCGCTACAACCCTCGACTACATCATGGCGGCGCAAACTCGCTAAGGGGTGACCTATGACTGAGGTCAAAACTGAAAAACCCAAGAAGTCGACCAAAAAGGTCACGCAAGAGCAGCAAGCTGCACCGGTGGAGCTCCCGCCGGTTGGCTCTGCAGCTCGAAAAGCAATGGTTATGCAAGGTCTGATTAAGGAGTAAGTCATGCAATATGATATTTGGGCTATAAACCCGGCTCCGGATGACGACATTCTGCGCGCAAACGCTTCGATTGCTGGGGCTGGTGCGCTGACGTTGCTTACTACGAGCGTGTCTCCTTACGGCACCGGCTACAAGCTGGCGATTACGTCTGCTGGGAATGACAGCGGCATTACGTTTACCGTCGTCGGGATCAAAGTGGGCGATTTGACTGGGGCCAATACCACGGAAGTGGTGACAGGCGCCAACGCCGGGGCGGCCACAACAACCAATTACTACACCTCGGTGTCCAGCATTACCGCAAGTGGTGCTTCAGCGGGCAACGTAAAGATTGGTTCAAGTGGTTCGCTCGCGCTTCCGCGTACGCGCATCAAGAGTTTCTACTTTGTGGGCGCTGCTAACGCTGGCTCTGTGAGTTTCAACCTTAACAGCCCCACTGGTGCGACACTGCTTAAGATCGACACCCCAGCTGGCTCCGGGGCTTTCTCGGACAGCGTTACTATTCCGGGAGAGGGTATCCTGACAACTCGCAACAATCGAACTGATTTTGCGGTGGTGACACTAACTGAAGTGACTAATGTGACGGTGTTCTGTGGCTAAATCACCAGCTTGGACTCGCAAAGAAGGTAAAGACCCAAAAGGCGGACTCAACGCAAAGGGGCGGGCGTCTGCAAAGGCGCAAGGCATGAACCTGAAGCCACCCGCGCCCAACCCGAAGAATGACAAGGACGCGGCCCGCCGCAAATCGTTCTGCGCACGCATGAAGGGTATGAAAGCCAAGAACACCAGCTCTAAAACGGCCAACGACCCGAACAGCCGCATAAACAAGAGCCTGCGGGCTTGGAACTGCTGAGGTAGTCATGCCGTCGACATCAAAGCGTCAGCGCAAGTTCATGGCAGCAGCTGCCCATAACCCGAAGTTTGCAGCCAAGGCCGGTATACCGGTGGAGGTTGCCAAAGAGTACAACCGCGCCGATACGCGCAAATCCAAGAGGGCTAAGAAATGAAGATGGATATGAAGATGATGTCCCCCCGTAAGCGCATGGATATGGAAGGCTCCGGCCCCATGAAGAAAATGGCGATGGGCGGCTCCTGTGGCACCAAGAAAATGATGGGTGGCGGCATGACCAAAGGCTACGCCAAAGGCGGCGTTACTCGCGCTGACGGCTGCTGCATGAAGGGCCACACCAAAGGCAAGATGGTCTAATCATGATGCCCTGTCGCGGGATGGGGGCTGTGGCCCCCAGCAAAATACCGGGGTTCAAAGAAGGTGGCACCGTCAAAGACGCTTGCTACCGTAAAGTGAAGGCCCAGTACCGCGTGTTCCCGTCAGCTTACGCGTCGGGCGCCATCGCCAAGTGCAGAAAAAACCGAGGAGGCTGATATGGCCGTTCGGAAGACTGAGAAAGGCGCGGCGCTGAAGCGTTGGTTCAAAGAAGAGTGGAAGGACGTTCGCACAGGAAAAGCGTGTGGTCGGCAAGAAGGCGAAAAACGCGGTACTCCGTACTGCAGACCGACCAAACGCGTTTCCGAAAAAACGCCAAAGACCGCTTCCGAAATGACGGCGGCCGAGAAGAAATCGCGGATCGCCCAGAAGAAGAATTTGGGCCAGCCCGCAGGCGCACCTAAACGCGTGCAGCCGCTGAAGAGGAAATAGGCATGGCAACGTCCGGCACCACAGCGTTCAATCTAGACTTCACCGAGATTGCGGAAGAAGCGTGGGAGCGTGCCGGCCGAGAAATGCGCTCCGGTTACGACCTGCGCACTGCGCGTCGCTCTATGAACCTGCTGACCATCGAGTGGCAAAACCGCGGCATCAACATGTGGACCATCGAGGAAGGCACGCTGAATCTCGGGCAGGGCGTAGCAACATATACCTTACCTGCTGACACCATCGACCTTCTTGAGCACGTCATTCGTACCGGGGCTGGCAACGTCAGCACGCAGTCTGACCTCAACATTTCAAGAATCAGCGTCTCCACGTACTCCACTATCCCGAACAAACTCACTCAGGGGCGGCCGATTCAGCTGTATATTGACCGTGCCCGTGACAACCCGACGGTAACTGTGTGGCCGGTTCCAGATCAGGGAACCATCCTTGCGCCCTACTACATCATGAAGTATTGGCGCATGAGAAGAATCCAAGACGCAGGTAGTGGGGTTCAGACGCCGGATGTAAACTTCCGCTTCTTGCCGTGTTTGGTGGCAGGGCTGGCGTACTACATCGCCCAGAAAACCCCAGAGCTCATGCAGCGGGTTCCAATGCTGCAGGCGGAGTACGAGCGCCAGTTTGAGCTGGCTGCGGGCGAAGACCGTGAGAAGGCCCCTGTTCGCTTCGTACCGCGCATGTTCTACACGAGGTAACCATGAGCAATCGGTTTGCTTCTGGTCAAAAAGCGCTTGCCCTGTGCGATGTGTGTGGGTTCCCTTACAAGCTGCGAGACCTTCGTAATTTGATCGTAAAGAACAGGGACACGCACGTAAAAGCCTGCCCTGAGTGCTGGAACCCAGACCAACCGCAGCTGCATCTGGGAGAGTTTCCTGTAGACGACCCACAAGCGTTGCGCGACCCAAGACCGGATTTTAATGAGTTTCCCCAAGAACGAGCTCGGCTGCAGCCTAGTGGTTCAGTTCACGCTGGGGGTACAATAGGTTACGTGAAGATCGTTATCTCCTAAGAGGCACGGATATGAAAACCAATGCGAAGGCTCCGAAAGTTGTGGTAATGCCGGCGGTACCTACGGCGTACAAGGTAGATACCGTGAACCAGTCAGTCGACGTGAAAACCAGTGGGGTGAAAACCCGCGGTAATGGCGCAGCGACAAAAGGCACAATGGCCCGCGGGCCGATGGCGTAAAGGGGTAACCCGTGAACTACAGCGAACTGACAGCGAACATACAAGACATCTGCGAACAGACGTTCACAGCAGATCAGCTCGCAATGTTTACGCAACAAGCAGAGCAGAAAATCTACACGACCGTGGATTTGCCGGCGTTTAGAAAGAACCAGACCGGCTCGCTGACCTCTGGAAATAAGTATTTGGCGATGCCCACAGGCATGTTGTATGTCTACTCTTTGGCGGTAATAGACGCAGAAGGCGACTACGAGTACTTGCTCAACAAGGACGTAAACTTCATTCGAGAGGCTTATCCGGGGCCCAGTGACACCGGTAAACCAAAACACTACGCGGTGTTTGACCAGAATACGTTCATCCTTGGCCCGACGCCAAACTCGAACTACAACGCTGAGATTCACTTTTCGTACTACCCGGAGTCCATTGTTACAGCGGGCACGACATGGCTGGGTGATGAGTTTGATTCTGCCCTTCTCAACGGGGCCTTGGTTGAAGCAATCCGATTCCAGCAAGGTGAGCAAGCCTTGGTGGCGCTGTATGAAAAGCTCTACGTGCAAGCCCTTACGCTGCTTATTCAGGTTGGTGATGGTAAGCTGCGAGGCGACGCGTACCGAGACGGACAAGTAAAGAGGAAGATTGGTAATGCTTAGCGCACTTGGCGGGGCCGAAATAGGCGAGATCAAAGCAACTTTGGTGTCTGGTAGGGGGTTTACCCCAGAAGAAGTGGCGGAACAGGCACTGAACAAGATTATTTCGGTTGGGGGCAACTGCCACCCGGTGATCCGAGATCAGGCAGAGGCGTTCAAGAACGACATCCGTGGAGTGCTGGTGCATTACATGAAACAGGCGGTGCGGTCCAACCACACCACATTGGCAAATAGATTCCGCGCCGCTGGGCACCCGGAACTTGTAAAACTACTGGAGAGCTGAAATGGCTATCACTGTTACTACCGCAATGCCCACGAGCTTCAAAGTTGAACTGCTCAAAGGTCTGCACGATTTCACTGCGTCAACTGGCGATACATTCAAAATCGCCTTGCTGAAGTCCGCTTCTGCGGGCAGCGGCACGTACGGCGCAGCCAGCACCAACTACTCAAACATCACCGGTAATAGCGACGAAGCAAGCGGCACTGGGTATACCGCGGGGGGTAACACACTCACCAACGTCACCCCGACAGCTGATGGCACAACCGCTATTACCGACTTCGCAGATACTACGTGGTCAAGCGCGTCTTTCACCACTTGCGGGGCGATGATTTACAACACCAACAACTCCAACTCCGCTTGCGCGGTTCTGAGTTTTGGCGGCGACCAGACGGTAAGCTCCGGCGACTTCCAGATTCAGTTCCCTGCAGCAGCTGCATCAACGGCGATCATTCGTATCGCGTGAGGTAGGTTATGGCGTTGGTGTTGAAAGACAGGGTCAAAGAAACCTCGACTACGGCTGGAACTGGCACGCTGACGCTGGCTGGGGCCGTAGCCGGGTATCAATCTTTTTCTGTGATCGGAAACAGTAACACCACCTACTACGCGATTGTCGATGGCACCGCCAACACGTGGGAGATAGGTATTGGAACCTACACTTCCAGCGGCACGACGCTTTCTAGGGACACAATCTTAGAGTCCAGCAGCGGGGGGTCCGCGGTATCTTTCGCCTCGAACTCCAAAGACGTCTTCGTGACCTACCCTGCGGAGCGAGCTGTAGCTACAGACGCCACTCAAACCTTGTCTGGTAAAACCATCACCGACCTAGTGTTTGACGGCAACTATACGGAAGAGGTTTTTACCATTTCTGACGGTGCGTCTGTTGATCTAAACCCCGCTAACGGAACCATTCAGCTTTGGACGTTGGGCGCCAGTCGGTCTCCCACAGCCTCGTCTTTTGCTTCCGGGCAGTCTATGACGCTTATGATCGACGACGGTAGCGCGTACACCATTACATGGCCTAGCGTTACATGGAAAACCAACGCCGGCTTGGCCCCCACGCTTCAGACTAGCGGCTACACCGTGGTCCAGCTTTGGAAAGTAAGTACTACGTTATACGGGGCAAGAGTGGGGGATGCGTAGTGTTGACAGGGAAACTTCTTACCGCAGCTGACCAAAATATGGCGTGGAATTTGAACGCTTACGCTGATGTTTATGTGCAGCAGTTTTCCGTCACGTCCCAAGAATCTATCCCCGAGGGTTTATTTTTTAAACCCGACGGAACGCGGATGTACATAGTTGGTTCGGGGGGCGATGAGGTAAACGAATTCAGCCTTTCAACGCCTTGGGACATAACAACTGCCAGTTACGTACGAGTATTCTCTGTCGCAAGTCAAGACACAAGCCCGGAAGGACTGTTTTTCAAACCAGACGGGACAGCGATGTACATAGCGGGCAACATAAACGATAGCATATATCAGTACGCTTTGTCTTCCGCATGGGACATAAGTTCTGCGAGCTACGTTAGAAGTTTTTCTGTTGCCGCGCAAGAAACCGCCCCCTCGGATGTCTTCTTTAAGCCAGACGGAACAAAAATGTACGTTCTAGGGGACACCGGCAATGATGTTAACGAGTACGCATTGTCTTCTGCGTGGGATATAAGCACAGCAAGTTACGTTCAAGTGTTTTCTGTTGGTTCCCAAGACACCACCCCAAGGGGGTTGTTTTTTACATCTGACGGGTTGGGTATGTATGTTGTGGGGGGGCTTAACAGCAGCGTGTATCAATATACGTTGTCATCCGCGTGGAACATAAGCACAACAAGTTACGTGAGAACACTTTCTATCGCTACGGCTGAAACATCTCCAACCGGCCTTTATTTTTCCCCTGATGGTTTGCAACTGTATGTCGTGGGGGCAGAGGCTGATTCCGTTTCTCGTTTTCTCCTTTCCAGTCCTTGGGACATAAGTACTGCCAAATTACCAACATCGTTTACAACATCGTCACAATCCAGCGGGGGAAGAGCAGTTTTTTTCAAACCCGATGGGACAGTCATGTACAGGGTGGCTACAGGCAATGACGCTGTTTACGAGTACAGTCTTTCATCAGCTTGGGACATAACAACATCATCTTTTGTTAGAAGCGTTTCTGTTGCTTTACAAGACACAACCCCGACAGGGCTGTTTTTCAAACCCGACGGGACTAAGATGTACATGGTGGGGTCGGGCAGTGACCTAGTAAGAGAGTACACTTTATCCACTGCGTGGAACGTCAGCACTGCTACGTATACTCAAGGATTTTCCGTAGCAACACAAGAATCAGCCGCAACTGCACTTCAGTTTAGTTCCGATGGCACGAAGATGTATGTTATTGGCACAAGTGGGGACGACGTAAATGAGTATTCTTTGTCTTCGGCGTGGGACATAAGCACCGCTTCGTATGTCCAAATATTCTCTGTAGCATCGCAGGAAACTGTGCCCAATGCCTTGTTTTTTAAGCCGGATGGTACAGCGTTTTATATTGGCGGAGATTCTTTAAAGCTGCATCAGTACTCGCTTACAACCGCGTGGAACGTGAGCACTTCGAGTTATTCAGGGCAATCTTTTTCATATGAGCCATCAGGCCCCGCTGGAAGTACAGCTGTTTTTTTCAGGGACACTGGTAGAAGATTGTTTATAGGTTCGACCACTATCTTGTACCAATTTTCGTTGTAAAGGTTTTCACTATGTATGCAAAATTGATGGCAGATGGGTCAATCAAAGCCCCGTACTACTTGAACGATCTGCAGCGGGATAACCCCCACACGTCGTTCCCGGACACCTTGAGCCCATTGGTGCTTGAAGGTTTTGGCGTTGCTATTGTTTCGCAAACGCCCCCTCCAGAAGTGGACACGTCGGTTAACCAGCTGGCCTACTCGGTAGTACGCCAAGAAGGGCAATACAAACAGGTTTGGTCAGCTACGCCGATTTCAGAAGAGATTGCTTCGCAGCGTGTTAGAGATCGTCGTTCTGATAAACTAAGAGCTACAGATTGGACACAAACACCGGATGCAACTGTTGATCGTGCAGCGTGGGCTACTTACAGACAAGCGCTCAGAGATGTTCCGCAACAGCCCGGTTTTCCGTACTCCGTAGTTTGGCCTAACGAGCCAACAGGGACCTAAATGTTTGGGTTTAGCAGTTTCTCAGAAGTACCCTTTGCTTCCCTGCCTGCCGCGGGGGGAGCTGTCACGGTCGCTGTTACTGGCGTCTCTGGTACGGGGGCTGTTGGAGCTGTTTCAACTCAAGTGATAAGCGGCGGTATTGTGCTGCCCTTGGGTGGTTGGGGTCGCGCCGGATGGGGAGAACTGCCCTTTGGTACTGGGTCTATCTCAGTATCTGGTCAGGGGCAGGTTGGTACAGTTTTCACTGCGGTAAACCGCAACGTCCTTGCCACTGGGGTTGAAGGGGCAGGTGCCGTTGGTAGTGTTGGTTTGGCCCTATCGTTAATTGTGCAGGGGGTCTTAGGGACAGGGGCAACCACCGCCCCAGTTACAGCTGTATCTGTAGTACCCCCCGGTGTCCAAGGGAATGGTGCTGTCGGCACGCCCGCTATAGCAGAGATAATTACCCCCACCGGAGTTGCCGCGCAAGGTGCTGTTGGTGCTGTCACCATTCGTTCAGGCATCCTGATTGAAGTCACGGGGGTTTCTGGAGCAGGTGCTGTAGGGGATGTTTCGCTTTCCTTCAGCAAGGTGATTGTGCCGGTAGGCGTATCAGGAACAGGAGAAGTTGGTAGCCCTGCACTAGCCATTAATTCTACGGTTATTCCGGTCGGTGTGAGCGGCAGCGGTGCGGTAGGCAGTGTTACGGTAGCGTACAGCGGTGCGGTTGTAGCCACTGGCGTAGAAGGCACCGGGAGCGTTGGTAGTGTTACCACGGGCGTAGGCCAGACAGTCATTCCCGTCGGGGTTTCTGCCACTGGAGGCGTCGGCACGGTGTCCTTCAAAATAAGCGACATTGTTGTGCCGGTCGGAGTATCTGGTACTGGTGCAGTAGGTACAGTTAGGATCGCCGGGTGGACCAACGTCAACGATACACAGAACCCGAATTGGGTTACTATAAATGACGCTCAGACCCCTACATGGGTCGACATAAACAAAGCGGCCTAGGAGCTGAAAGATGGCAACATACGCGAATGACCTCCGACTGAAAGAGATCGCCACGGGCGATGAGGATGGGCAGTGGGGCACAAGTACCAACACCAACCTGTCCCTGATTGCTGACGCGTTCAGCCTTGGCACTAAGCAGATGGCCGCGAATGCGGACGAGACCTTCACGATGCCGAATGCTACGGCGGACGGCACTCGCTCGCTGTACTTGAAGATCACCTCTGCTGTGTCCTTGACCGCCACGCGCACCGTGACGCTGGCACCGAACACGGTGTCCAAGGTCTGGATCATCGAGAACGCCACCACCGGCAGTCAGTCGATTACGATTGCGCAGGGTTCTGGCAGCTCGGTGACGATTGCCAACGGCGGCAAAGTGATGGTCGTGACCGACGGTGCAGGGGCAGGGGCTGCGGTTACCAATGCCAACCCAACTACAACGTCTGGTACAGTGACCTCAGTAAGCGGCACTGGTACGGTCAACGGGATTACCCTGACGGGCACTGTTACAAGTTCCGGCAACCTGACGCTGGGCGGCACTTTGAGCGGGGTAGACCTTACCTCTCAGGTTACTGGCACTCTTCCCGTAGCCAATGGCGGCACCGGAGCCACAACGCTCACGGGCGTTTTGAAAGGGAACGGAACGAGCGCATTTACTGCTGCGACAGCCGGAACAGATTTTGTGGCACCAGGGACGGCAACGACTTTTACAGCAACGCAGACATTCAGCGGGTCAACCAGCGCACTCGGAATCGTGCTTTCTGACGCGGCTGAAACTGCCACTGTATCGGCTACTGCTGCAACAGGCACGATCAACTACGACATCACGACTCAATCTGTTCTGTACTACACTTCAAACGCTTCTGCCAACTGGACGGTAAACTTCAGGGCTTCCAGCGGCACGAGCCTGAACACCGCATTGTCCACTGGTCAGTCCACAACCGTTGCTTTCCTTGTCACCCAAGGCTCCACGGCCTACTACAACAACGTGGTGCAAGTGGATGGCACTACCTCTGGTGTCACTACGCGCTGGATCGGTGGCGCTCCTACTGCTGGAAATGCAAGTGGCATCGACAGCTATAGATACCTGATAATCAAGACCGGCAGTGCCACGTTCACCGTGTTGGCCTCAGTCACCCAATTCAAGGCGTAAATCATGCCATTACAAGAAACCAGCGGGTCTGCAAGTTACGATGCTTTCGGTGGCGGTGCTGCTGAGCGGGTATTTATAGAGGCAGTTTTCTCAACATGGCTCTACACTGGCAACGGCTCTACGCAGACCATTACCAACGGGATTGATCTGTCCACGAAGGGTGGGCTGGTGTGGATGAAAGGCCGATCAGGTGCAACAGACCATGCGCTATATGATACTACGCGGGGAGCCACAAAAGATTTAGTCAGCAACAGCACTGCTGCGGAGACAACGCAAAGCACTGGCCTGACAGCGTTTAACACTACGGGCTTTGCTATTGGCACGCTAGCTAAAATAAACACCAATGCAGCCACATACGTCTCATGGTCATTCCGCAAGCAGCCGAAGTTCTTTGATATTGTGACGTTCACAGCTCCGGGGGTTGGTACTGAGTTAACTGTAAACCACAATTTAGGCTCTACACCGGGTTGTGTGATTATGAAATCAACAACCAACACCGGAAACTGGGTGGTGCTGCACAGGTACGATCAAACAAAATTTGGGGCACTAAACACTACTGCTGCCTTTGATGACGCATCATTTAATGCCAGCTTTACAAGCACTTCTTTCAAAGTAAAGGGTGGTTTTAACATTACCGCCAATTCTGGCACCTACGTTGCCTACCTATTCGCCCACGACGCAGGCGGCTTTGGCCTATCTGGGACGGACAATGTGATTTCGTGTGGAAGCTACACTGGAAATGGTAGCGCGGCTGGGCCGACGGTAACGCTTGGGTATGAGCCTCAGTGGTTACTTGTTAAATGTTCTAGCTCTACAGGAGATTGGAACCTTATAGATAACATGAGGGGTTTTGTTGTAGGCGGAACTGACGCAGAACTGAATCCTAATTTGTCCAGTGCGGAAAGCACAGGCACGTTTGTAACGCCTACATCTACAGGGTTTCAAATAAACACAACTGATGCGGGCTACAACACAAACAGCGCCATCTACATCTACATCGCCATTCGCCGTGGCCCGATGAAAGTGCCGACGAGTGGGACGAGTGTGTTTAAGCCTTTCACCTACGACAACAGCGCTGGCGGATTTACTCAAACTCAAAATGCCGGATTCCCAACCGATCTTGCTTTTGAAACAGACAGGGCACTATCCAGCCAGCACTATCTTGTGTCGAGATTGCAAGGCCCGAGAGCGCAGATGTCCACGGCCAATACGTTCGACGAATCAACGTTTAATACTGGAGGAGATCAACAAAAGTTTGATTTGCAAAATCTGTTCGCTCAGCAGAATAGCGTTTCTTCAAGCGTTCTTTTGTATTGCCTACGCCGCGCCCCCGGCTTCATGGATGTGGTTTGCGATACTGGCACAGGTTCGGCACATACGATCACGCACAATTTGGGCGCTGTGCCTGAGTTAATGATCCGCAAAAAACGCAGCGCGGCAGATAACTGGATTGTCTATGCCAACAATGATCCGACTGATTATCTGATCTTGAACAGCACTGCTGCAACGGCTGATCTGGATACGATGTGGAACGATACGGCACCGACATCCACTGTATTTACGGTTGGAACAAATGACGATGTGAATCAGAACACAGGCACTTTCGTCACTTACCTTTTCGCCACCGTTGCGGGTGTGTCAAAAGTAGGCAGCTACACAGGAAACGGCAGTAGCCAGACGATAAACTGCGGCTTCACCGGAGGCGCTAAATTCGTTCTCATAAAGCGCATAAACTCCACCGGAGATTGGTACGTCTGGGACTCTGCCCGTGGTATCGTAGCGGGTAACGATCCGCACCTGAGCCTTAATGATACTGCCGCTGAAGTGACTACCGATGACAGCGTAGACACAAACAGCACTGGTTTTATCGTCAATCAGCTTGCGGCAACTAACATTAACGTCAGTTCTGCCAACTATATCTTTTTGGCAATAGCTTAGAGGTAACCATGGAAATCCGAATCAGATCAACAGGCCAAGTCATGCTTGAACAGGAGTTTCGTGCTTACCAGCAGGCCAATGGCGGCCCTACATGGGGGCAGACGACAGACGAGATTCTGGACAACCTTGGTGCTGATCCTGTCTTTGAAGGCCCGCAGGATTCAGGCGGGACGGTCTACCAATACTCGCAGCGTGACGGCGTGGAGCAAGTTCAGGGCAAGTGGTACACCAAGTACATACTTGGCCCAGTCTTTGTTGACGGCGAGACCACAGCCGTTGAACAGGAAGCAGCCTACAAAGCACAGAAGGATGCCGAGTTTGCAGCCAACGCCAGAACCCAGCGAGACAGGCTTTTGTCGGAGTGTGATTGGGTCGTCATCAAGTCTCTGGAATCTGGTCAGGCAATTCCGAGTGAGTGGGCGGCCTACCGTCAAGCCCTGCGAGACCTTCCGCAGCAAGCGGGCTTTCCAGTTTCAATCACTTGGCCCGTCAAGCCGTAAGGAGTCGCCATGAACATCGACGAAATCGCGTTACGTCAGATCGTCCGTGAGGAAATGAAATCGGCTTTGAAAGAAGTCGGGCTTCATGACGATGACGCCGGTACCGATGTTCGTGACCTTCGCTCTTTGATTACCGACTGGCGCGGCATCAAGAAAACAATCTGGCAGACTATCGCTAGGGCTGGGACTGTTTTTGTTCTCGGCCTGCTTGTAGTTGGCGGATGGAGCAAGATTAACGGCAATGGTGAATAACCATGCTCGATCCCGTCTCGGCTATGGCTATAGCTACATCGGCCTACAATATGCTCAAGAAGGGCATCGAGGTAGGCCGAGAGCTGGAGGACATGGGCGGGCAACTAGGAACCTGGTTCGGGGCCATCGCTGATGTAAAAGCAGCCGACGAGGAAGCCTCTGATCCGCCGCTATTTAAAAAGGTTTTTGCTAAGTCCTCTGTCGAGCAAGAAGCCATCGAAAACCTGATGCGCCGCAAAAAGATTGAGCAGCAGGAACGAGAACTTAGAGAAATGATCGTGTACCGTTTCGGCGTAGATGCCTATCGGGACATGATAAAAGATCGAAACAAAATTCGAGACTCGCGTCAAAAAGCAATCGACGCTCGCGCCAGAAAGATCAAGAAACTAATATTAAACGCTGTCGCCATTGCCTTGATCGCTCTGATCGTGGCAATACCGATAGCTGCCGCAGTCTACATAATGCAGAGGATGTAACCATGATGACTCTCTTATCTACCCTGCTGGGATTCGCCTCCGGGGGATTGCCGAAGGTTTTGGACTACTTCCAAAGTCGCGGCGAAATGAAGCACGAGCTGGCTTTGATGGCCGCACAGCGCGAACGTGAAATTGCGCTGGCGAAAGAGGGTTACATCGCTCAGGCACGAGTCGAGGAAATCAAAACAGATCAGATCGCCATGCAAACACAGGCGCAGGAAAAGATTGCGATGTGGAAGCACGACATGAAAATCGGGGAGGGCGCGTCAATCTGGGTTATTAACCTTCGGGCTTCAGTGCGACCGATTGTCACCTACCTCTTTGTTGGCTTACTTATCACCGTTGATATTGCTGGCATCTGGTACGCCTATTCAACTGGTGTCGCATTTGCTGATGCCATGAATATGGTTTTCAGTGACGATGAAATGTCTATTTTGGCCGCAATCATCGCTTTCCATTTTGGCGGAAGGGCGTTTGGCAAATGATAGGCGTTTACGCGGTCATAAACATATTCAACCGTAAAGCCTATGTTGGAAGCAGTATAAACATTGGCAGGCGTTTGGCGCAGCACCGATGGTCAATAAAGCACAAGCGTTTTCTTAATCGGCAGCCTTATCAAGACGACGCTACGATTTACGGTATTGATGGCTTTGAGTTTGTTGTTTTAGCTAAGACAGACACAATAGAGCAGGCGCGTGAACTTGAAACTGCTTGTCTTGAGTGTTTTTTTGGCGATGACCTTTACAACAAAAGTCCAAACGCTGACGGCGCTACTGGCACTAAAAGGGATAGTGCGGCTTATGTTGTTGGTTCTGCAAAACGCATAAGCAACCCTAACTTCTCAGCAAAGTTGTCAGAGGCGTGTAAGGGTAAAAGGCAGATTGTTACCTGCCCATCATGTGGGCTTTCTGGTGGTGGGGGTAATATGCGTAGATATCACTTTGAGAAGTGTAAATCATATGCAAACATCTGAGGAAGGCATTAATCTGATTAAAGCCTTTGAGGGTTGCCATAGCAGCCCCTATAGGTGTCCTGCTACGCTTTGGACAATTGGGTACGGCCATGTGCTATACCCTGAGCAAGCAAGGCTTAAAACAGACGATAGAGCCTCCTATCCACTAAAGCCACAGCATAATCGAGTCTGGGATGCTGACGAAATTAATTCGCTTCTTGAGGCGGACTTACAACGCTTTTCGGATGGGGTATTACGATTATGTCCTGCTGCTGCTGATAATGATCGCCACCTATCGACACTGGTTAGCTTTGCGTTCAATGTGGGGCTAGGGAATTTGCAATCCTCGACATTGCGAATGAAATACAATCGAGGCGACTACGCTGGCGCGGCAGATGAATTCCTCAAATGGCGTAAGTCGAACGGCGTCGTTCTTGCCGGGCTGGTCAGGCGTAGAGAAGCAGAGCGGGCGCTGTTTTTATCCGGGGGCTAATCCCAATGCTGAAAAAAATCACGTTCAAGTCCGGGGTTAACCGAGAAAACACGCGGTATGCTGCCGAAGGGACATGGTACGAAACCAACAAAGTTCGGTTTCGCGTCGGCTTGCCTCAAAAAATTGGTGGGTGGCAGCGCTTGTCTTCCAACACCTACCTCGGCGTGTGCCGTTCCATGACCAACTGGGCCACACTGGCCGGCCAAAACCTCGTATCTGTCGGCACAAACCTCAAGTACTACATCGAGCGCGGGGGCGATTACTTTGACGTGACGCCGATTCGGCTGACAACCTCTGCCGGAGATGTGACTTTTGCGGCTACTAACGGCTCTGCTGTTCTCACCGTCACCGATGTTGACCATGGTGCCCAGCAGGGGGACTACGTGACTTTCTCCGGCGCCGTAAGTTTGGGTGGCAACATCACTGCAGCGGTGCTCAACCAAGAATACAGCATCGCCTCCATCATCGACGACGACAACTACACGATTGTAGCTACAGCCACGGCCAATTCGTCTGACAGCGGAGACGGCGGCGCCGCCGTTGTAGCGGCCTACCAAATTCCAGTAGGTAACGAGATAGAAGTGCCGTTTACTGGATGGGGCGCAGGTCGTTGGGGGTTTGGTACGTGGGGGATTGGTGGCACCACTATCGCGCCTATGCGTATATGGAGCCAAAACAACTTCGGGGAAGACCTGTTCTTCACCTACCGCGGCGGGAAGCCGTTTTATTGGGACGCTAGTACCGGGGTGACAACCCGGGCTGTTTATGTGTCCTCTCTTGGTGGCGCATCAGATGTCCCGACGATTACCAACATCGCCTTCGTGTCTGACATTTTTCGGTTTGCGTTCTGTTTCGGGGCGAATGAGATTGGCAGCAGCGCGCTTGACCCTATGCTGATCCGTTGGTCCGACCAAGAGGACGTAGCAAACTGGACCCCCGAGGCAACCAACCAAGCCGGCAGCCTACGTGTCTCAAAAGGCACCCAAATAGTCGCAGCTAAGCAAGCGCGTCAGGAAGTGTTGGTATTTACTGATGCGGCCGTATATGGCCTGCAGTACCTCGGAGCTCCGGAAGTGTGGGGTGCGCAACTACTCGGGGACAACATTACAATCATCAGCCCCAACGCCGTCGTGTATTCCAACAACATTGCGTACTGGATGGGCAAAGACAAGTTCTACTACTACGACGGTACCGTAAAAACGTTGCCCTGTTCAGTGCGCAGCTACGTGTTCGACGACATCAATAAGCAGCAATTTGACCAAGTTGTTTGCGGCACGAACGAGCAGTTCGACGAAATCTGGTGGTTCTACCCGGCAGCTGGCTCTGATGAAAACGACCGCTACGTGATCTATAACTACGTTGAGCAGGCGTGGTACTACGGCACGTTGCGCCGTTCTGCGTGGCTTGACTCCGACCTTCGGGACTACCCGATTGCCGCCACGTACAGCAACAACTTGGTTTACCACGAGTACGGCGTCGATTGTAACGAGCTGGGTACAGCCAACCCGATAACGGCAACAATCGTTTCGGCCGAGTTTGACGTGGACGACGGTGATCGCTTCATGCTTATCAACCGCGTGCTGCCTGACATGACGTTCCAAGGCTCTACAGCGGATACGCCATCAGCCACAATGACCCTGCTGCCTTTGGAAAACTCGGGCTCCGGGTACTACAACCCTGCCTCTGTGGGGGGCAACAGCACAAACACCATCTCCCGTACGGCTACGGTGCCGATTGAAGAGTTTACCGGGCAAGTGTATGTGCGGATCAGAGGCAGGCAGATGGCGTTCAAAGTGGAGTCCACGGGCTTGGGGGTTACGTGGAAGCTGGGTGCACCGCGGTTTGACATGATTCCGGCGGGGCGCAGAGGCTGATGTCCATTGAAAAATATCTCATAAATAAGATACAGCCCCCGGCGCTTCCCGTGTCGCCGCCCAACCCCCTGCGCGGGTATTTGGATGATCTGAACAACATACTGCGCTTGTTCTTCGCCAGAGCGGCTAACAACATCAACCTGCTCACCGGCAGTAACGGCGGTCGGTTTATTGATAGCCCCAACGGGCTTTTCTGGGATGACGACGACCAGCCTCTGGATACGATCAACGTCGAACAGCCGGTGCGGTTTAACCAGACGTACCTGAACAACGGTATGACCATTAACGGCCCAACAACGTCGCAGATCACAATGACGTATTCGGGGATATACAACTTCCAGTTCAACGCCATGCTGCGCAGCTCTTCGGCCAACAGTAAAATTGCGTACATCTGGATTGCTAGAAACGGCACTAACATTGGGTATACCGCTCGGGAGTACTTGATCTCTGGTTCCGGCGGGGTTTTGGAGATTAACTGGAACTTCAACATAGACATGCAGGCGGGGCAGTACATTGAGATCATGTGGACAGGTGATAATATTGACCTCTCGCTCGATGCGGTTGCACCCACGTCCCCTCACCCGGGTATTCCGTCCGCGGTAATTGCCGTAACTTTCGTATCCGTGTTGCCCGACACGTTACCGACACCACCTTGAGGTGAAGCATGGCCGATTACATTGACACCCTTCTCAGTCGACGCGACCCGACTTACGGTGGAGCAGTAAACGAAACGGGCTTGGTAAGTCTCCAAAATATGTTTCCGAGTGAAAACCCTGCTCCTGTTTTCCTCAGTGGGCTCCCCCCTTCGATTTACCCCGGGCCGCAGGATCGTCTTGGCGAAGACGTTGAAGGTGCGGGCACCGCGGGAATTCTGCCGAATGTGCAGGAAATGGAGATTCAAAGTTGGTTCGCGGCTAACCCCGATGCCACAGCACAAGACATTTTTGATGTCATGCAGGCCAACGACATATCTCCGGAAGCGGTCATCAGCGCAATGGGGTTCGACCCCGTAAGCGCAATGGCGACGTACAATACCTTTCTACAAGCGCCGGCTGCGCCGACTGCGCCTACACAACAGGCAGACACAGGCGTGCTTGATACCCTTCTTGGAGGGGCGAAAGACGCGGTGACCGCCGTTAGCGGCGTGATTGATACCGGACTGCAACAGCTGGGCGATCTTATTGGGATGGGCGATCCTAGCCTTGTGGTGCTTAACCCAGTGAACCCCACAGCGTCTGTGGTGTACGGCACTCCTACAGGCAACGCGACGCCTACAATTATCGGCAGCATGCCAAACAGCGGCGCGCCAGTAGGGGTAATCACCGGTATTCCTGCGCTTGATAACATTCTTGCTGGGGTATTTTCTCAAAGAGCTTCGCAGGGTAGTCGTGACATCAAAGAGATCATCCGCGAAGCGGTGCTTGGCACCATTAGTTCCGAGACAGGTTACCCGGTTGCAGGTGTTGCAGGGGCAGTGGAAGGTGGCCTTAGTGGTGACCTCAACAAAGTTGTGGACAGTGTTAGTAAAGTTGTTCTGCAGATAGATAAGAAGCTCGAAGACGACGTTAATGTAGACCCGTTGTCCATCATAAAAGGGCCGGCGCAAGTAGGCGAAATGGGCCCTACATTGGAAGAGTTGAATACTAAAACAACCACTACAACCGACACCACTGGTGGCGACAAGACCGATACAACTACAACCGACACCACTGGTGGCAACAAGACCGATACAACTACAACCGACACCACTGGTGGGGATTCGACGGTTATCACTGGTGGAGGCAAAGATGTAGCGGATTTGGGCACGCCTGTGACGTTAACCCCCGCCGATTTGGATGAAGGCGAAGAAGTCACATCAGACGCGGTCGAAAGCGTGCTAAAAACCCCAGTGCCGCAAACGCCGGCTACACCCCTCTATGGACAAGGAATCCGCGGCATGAAAACGGAGAAGGCAGGGATAGCACCGTTGGAAGATACGTTTGACATCAGCGACTTGTCGCTTGCTGAGATACTGCGTTTATTGACTGCCGCAGATGACAATACACAGCGCTCCCCGTATTATGGTGGCGGCAGCGTAAACAGCGCAAATAGCCTAGACGAGATAATCCGTCTACTGAGAGGGTGACTATATGGCAGGTATCACTGACCTTTTGAAAGGTTTGATATTCAAACCCGATGGCAGCATTGACTATGCAAAAGCCGCCGCTACTGCCGCAGGCTTGGCCGGGCTGTACGGACTTACAAACAAAGACAGTGGTATAGCACAGTTTCTAGGCATGGGCAGTCGCCAGCAGCCAGTGGGCTACACCGGCGGTATCCCGGGGTACAAAGCAGAGCGCGCTGTTGTGCCCAACGCTTTTGCTACAACTACCCCAACAGGAGAGCCGCGTCGCCCGGGTAGCACAGGCCGACGGTATTTTACAGATACTACGTATACTCCTACTGGCGCGCTGCTCTCCGCTTTTGCACAAGGCGGCCTTGCGTCACTCGCGCAGTCCCGCGGCTACTACTTGGGTGGCCCCACTGACGGTATGGCGGACGAAATCCCTGCCACTATTGACGGCGAACAGCCCGCTGCTCTGAGCGATGGGGAGTTCGTGATCCCCGCTGATGTCGTCAGCCACCTCGGCAACGGCAATTCTGACGCTGGTGCGAGAGCACTGTACGAAATGATGGATCGTGTACGGCAGGCCCGTACAGGCCGTAAAGAACAGGGGCGCAAGATCAACCCCAACAAATTTATACCCGTGTGAGGTAAGCACCATGGCCGTATCAGACGTTCCTCAAGGAAACGTGCTCGGGGAAGAGTCATCCCTTTCCAGTTGGGCCGGTCCCTATGTGACCAATATGCTTGGTCGCGGTGCGGCGTTGTCAAATATGCCGTACACCGCTTACGAAGGTCCGCTGACTGCGGGCCCCTCTACACTTCAGACGCAGGCGTTTCAGGGGCTTGGGGCATTGAATATCCCCACATCCGGGTCGTTCACAGCACCCGGCACCGCGGCAACTTACATGAGTCCGTTTCTGGAGGGTGCCCTTGCTCCGCAAGTAGCTGCTGCACGTCGACAAGCTGATATCAGTGCGCAAAATCTGCAAACCCAGTACGGCAAAGCCGGAGCTTACGGCGGGTCACGCCAAGCTGTCGCTGAGGCAGAACTCAATAGAGGCTTGCTCGACAGACTGGATAGCATCTACGGCACCGGCTACGAAAACGCATTCCAGCGGGCGCAAGATCAGTTCAACACCGAACAACGATATGGGCTGGAGGCGCTGCGTGAGCAGCTTGCCGGTGGTAGAGAAGAGCGCGGGATTGAACAGCAGGGCGTCCTCGCCGACATCGCGCAGTTTGAGCAGGAGCGAGATTACCCGATGCAGCAGCTCAAGTTCATGCAGTCGTTGCTCGGTTCCGGCGTGCCGCTGGAAACACAGACGTATTCGTACTACGAGCCGACCGGGCTGCAGTCTTTAACAGGAACACTGACGGGGCTTGGTGGTATTCCCGACTTACTAGAAAAACTTTTCGGTAGTTCGACTGGGGGTACAAAAGGATGATGCAACCACAAGGTTTGGCAGCGCTGATGCCGCAAGGGCAACCGGCACCGCAAATGAACAACCCTCGGCTTGCCGCCGCAATGGACGTTGTGACCAGTGACGCCGAGGAGAACATCCTCGACCCGCGCACGTTGGCGATGCTGAAGTACAAAGACGCCGTGCAGGCGATGCAAGCGGCTGACCAGATGATGGCAGCAGCACAGCCTCAACCCATGCCCCCTACCGTTGCTGAGCGCACTCGGCTCGCCGCCGAGCAGGGTATTGCCGGCCTTGCCGCACGTTTGTCTCCCGGGGTTCAACAGCGCGGCGCACAGATTGCTGCGCAGCAGGGCGCAGGTGGTTTGCCTCAAATCGCAGCGCCGAATATGGCGCGTATGGCGGGTGGCGGGATTGTTGCGTTTGCGCAGGGTGGTGGGCCGATTGGCAGTGCCTACGTGGACCCTGTGACAGGAGAGCCGCTTTCAGCCGCCGAACGCGTCGCTTTGTTGCGCGACAAACTGGTGGAGTCGCTGTTTGGTAAACCTAAAGAAGGGTTTACCGGGCCTCTCACAAAAGAACAATTTGAAGAGCGAAACCTAAGGAACGCGCCGGGGGCTCCTTTGCTTGAGGATTTGCCAGTACCGTTTGCAACATCAGGTGCGTCGGAGGAGCCCACATTGCCCCGTGGTCTCGGCGTTACCAGCATTATGCCCGGTGGCGTAGCTCGTTCTGTTGAAACACCGCAAACTGCCGCAGCTCCGACGCCAAGCGAGATCGAATCGGTACTAACCCGTATGCAAGCCCCAGAGGCACAACAAGTACGCAGGGCTACTACGGGCGAAGCGTCAGGACTTGAAGCACTACTGCGCAAGCAGTTGGAAGCACAGCTGCAGCCGGGGTTTGCTGACGAAAGGGGCAAAGCTATTGAAGATCGCGCCGCCACTGCCTACGCAGTGCCGCAAGAGATGCGGGAACTTATCGAAGCGCGAATCGCGCAAACCGGAAAACCAGAGTTTTCCCCGGAAGAGCTGCGTGACCGACGTATTCAGGCGTGGCTGCAGGGGTTGGCGAGTTCACCATTCATTGCCCAAAGCGGTGTTGCTGCGGCGCAAGGCCGCGAAGCTGTGATGGAGCGTAGCCGTCAGGACGCAAGGGAGCGAGCAGACCAACAATTTGAACTTGCGTATAACCTTATGAACACTGATCGTGAAGCGTCAATCAACGCATTCAAAGACGGATTGGCAGCTTCTGACCGGGCAATGGCACAAGTGACAGGGGCCGTACAATCGGCTGCGGGAATGATCAGCTCAGAGCTGACCCGAGAGCAGGCTGCGCTGATCCAAGAGTCTCAGAACAACATGGAGGCACTGAAAGCGCAAGCTGCTGCGGTTGAAGCCGACTTGGCTCGTGGTCAGAAAAACACAGAACGTCTGACCGCTTTCTACTCCAGCCTTGTAGATGAGTCTGATAACCTTGCCCGGGCAATTGCCAACATCAGCGCAGATACGACGCTTATTGCATCTCCGGAGGTTCAGACATTGATCACAGAACTCACCGCGCAGAAAGCACTGGTCGATGAAATGAAAAACGCTGCCCGTCTGCAAAGCGGGGACGTGGTGGGCGTTGATGTTCTTAGCCCAGAAGGCAGAGCCGCACTTGCGAGATACGGCCGGCAACAGTGAGAGCCCAATAAATGGCAACGATTCGAGAGCTTGAAGCGGCGCTGATCAACGCAGACAGAGCTGGAGACACGCAGGCAGCCACTGCGCTGGCCGCAGAGATCGACAGACTGCTCGGTAGAGTTGTGCCAGCAGCTGCGCCGGAACCAGCCCCGGTCGAGCGCACGTTCATGGGCCAAGCGGGTGAATTGCTCAAAGGCATCCCTCGCGGTGCGATCAGCCTCGGGGAAACCGCAGCTATCGGTGCCAGCGCACTGCTGCCTGACGAAGAAGAATCCTACCTGCGCGAAATTATCTCTGGCGCTGCGGAACGCGCTGCGTCCCCGTTCCAACGCAAACCCGGTTATGAAGACAGCATGGCGGGCACGTTTGGTGAGGTCGCCGGTAGCTTCCTCCCGCTTATGGCGACAGGGGCGCTGGGGTTGGCCGGGAGAGCCGCCGCCACAGGTTTGGCCGGCGCAGCCGGCGCAGGTACCGCAAGAACACGAGCGGAGCAGGGTGGAGCCACGCCTGAAGAACGTGCAAAAGCAACTGCGCTCGGTACTGCTGTTGGTCTGAGTGAAGTTCTCGTGCCATTCAGGATACTTGATAACGCACTCGACGCCACGGCGGCCACCACCATATTCAACCGAATCAAGCGGGCGGGGATCACCGGCGGCGCGGAAGGTGCGCAGGAAGCCGCTGCTGAAGTGGCGCAGAACCTCATCGAGAAGGGCCTTTATGACCCAGAGCAGGGTGTGTTTGTTGGAACCGGCGAGTCTTTCGGTTACGGCGCTGGGGTAGGCGGACTTGTGCAAGGTCTGTTCGACCTGTTTGTAAAGGACCGTTCGGCTGCTGGGGCACCACCTCCTGCGGAAGAACCGACAACTCTGACCGAGGAGCAGCAGCAAGCTGGCGATCTCTTCCCGGAAGAACTTGAAGCAGCGACCAGCGATGAGCAAATGGTTGCGGCCGCAATGGCTCGCCGGCAGGCACAAGAAGAAAACGATCTCGCACTACGTGAGGAGGACGCTGAGGCAGCGGAACTGCAAGGTCAGGAGCAGCTGGACATGTTCACGCCGCTCACCGACGCCGATCTGGACAAAGCAGGCGTGCCCAAAGCTGCCCCAGTGCGAAAGCGCGTAAAAGGAAACCCCGACGCAGCGAAGGTGAAAGCCGAGCTGACGACGTTTGCCAAGAACACCAACGTGACGCCAGAGGTTGCTGCGGCGGTCACTGCTGTAGCGGATAGTATTCCTGTGGCTGCGCCAGTTGTTGAAGAGGCGGCCCCCGCGGCAGAAGCCCCACCCATTGCTCCAGAGAACACTGTGGAAGCGGTATGGGCAAACAAAGATTTTGATCAACCGATGTTTGTGTACAACGAACCTCCCGCTATACGGGAGGGTGTTCAGTATTCTCGCGCTCGTGGCCCGGTAGAAACTGCGCCTGTCGTTGTTGAGGAAGCCGCCCAAGCCCCTGCGGCCCCGGTAGAAACCGTCACGCCCGCAGAAGAAGCCGCCGCAGCGGAAGTTGCGCCTATGACGCCAGCTAAGCGGCTAGATTTGGCTAGGCTTTATTCAGCGTTATCAGAAACACCTCAACAAGATGTGTTTTTCGCCCTTAAGGAGATTGAAGCCGCTGGGCTTAACATCGAGGCCATGCCAACTACCACTGCGGTGTCGGCTATTCGGTACGTTGCACGAGGTGGGGACCCAAAAACTATAGGTGCCGGGGCAACCGCGCCCGCTCCCGCTGTGGAAACTACCACACCCCCCGAAGCCCCGGTAGAAACTGCGCCTATCGCCACGGCGGAGCCGGCACAAGCGACGTACCCGGACCAAGACATCCGAAGCGCTGCGAAAGAGCTGCAGCTGGACGACATGCCGGCCAAGGGAAAAGCCACGCAGTGGCTGGGCAATCTCAGAACGTCTGACCCTGAAACGTACAACCGGGTTGTTGCGCAGATCGAAGGTCCCGCCCTCAACGCCGTACAGCCAAAACGCGAAGAGGCCGCCAGCATCCCAGCTAACCAGCGAATCATGCAGCTGGTCGAGCAGGGCGCGACTCCGGCGCAAATACTGCGTGCGATCACACAGGACAAAGACCTCCCGCAAGCGCTGCGAGACATGGCCGCTCAGATGCTGCGCGTCGCGCCGAACATCAATGTGCCTGTGATTTCCAAGCGCTACGATGACCCGAGCGTCGTCGGCGAGTACGTGCACCCGTCCAAGGGTGACGAGGCGATCTATCTCGACCCACGAGCCGAATCGGTTGCGCAGACGTTTGTGCACGAGTTCATTCACGCTGCGACTGTAAATGGTATTGCCCGGGGGGTACCGGCCGGCAGACGCCTGAAAGAGATGTTCGACGCGTACAAGGCCGCCACACCGGAGGCCGACACTTACGGGCTGACAAATGTGTACGAGTTCGTCGCCGAGGCACTGACAAACCCTAAGTTCCAAGTCGAGCTCAAGAGCCGCAACCTCAAGGGCGCCAAGAAGTCCTACTGGGACTCATTCGTCGACTTCGTGAAGAACATCCTCGGCATCCAGCAACGTGGACCGCTGGAAGAAATCCTCGACCTGACAAAAGACTTGGCAGTGCAGCAAGACAAAGTGTGGCAAGCAGCCGAGCAGGCTCTTACTGACCAGACCCCCGCAGCCAACGTGCGCTTCCTGAATGTGCAGGGCGCACAGCTTAACTCCACCTCCAAGCCAATGAAGTCGAAGCCGGTGCGCGAAACCATTGCCAAAGTGATGGGGACCACTGCTGGGGCAGCCACCTCAAATGCTGCAAGAAAAGTTCTGACATGGGGTCTCCCTTTGCCGGCGCTTAATGATTATGTGCAGTCGTATATGCGAAAAAAAGGCGCGGCGTACGTGCCATTTGCCGACGCCATGAAGCGTTACACCGAGACTGCTGTCAAGTTCGAGGGGGCAATGCGTGAGTTTGTCGACTCCATCACAGCCCAAATTTCTCGGATGGGGGACTGGAAAGTAAAGAACCCTGATAAGTACGCGGCGATGACCGAGCTGTACTTTGGCGGGTCTCATGCACGAGTTGACCTGACTAAGCAGGAAAGTGACTACGCCGGTAACGCCGAGAAACTCGCTGCATACCGCAAGCTGAAGAAGCACTTTGACGCCCTTGGGCCGAGTGGGCAGGCAATCTATCGGCAGATGCGGGCTATCCATAACCGTCAGTTCAAGCAAATTTCTCAACAGGTGTTTGATCGGGTATACGCCGAAACAAAAGACAAAGATATGGCTACCCGCGTCAGGAACGCGTTCACCGAACAGATGCGCGAAAAGGGTCCGCTGGAAGGCTATGCACCGATGCTTCGCCCAAGCGGCAAGCACATGCTCAAGTACACCGATAAAAACGGTGAGCCCGCGTTTGAGATATTCACGAACCCCAACGATCTGGCAGCTCGTCAACAGCAGCTCATCGAAGACGGGGTTAGCGAGAAAGACATCAAGCCGTTCTTGGGTGCAAATCTGCAGACATTCGACGGCGTGGTTCCGTCCAGCTTCCTTGGGAAGCTCGTCACTACACTTAAAGAAGGTAAAGCCGACGAAGCTCTTATCGAATCCGTGATGACCCTTGGCGTGGCGATGTCACCGACAAACGCGGTCATGGAGCGGTTGGCGTCAAGAAAAGAGATCGCAGGTTATGTGCGCGATCCGTTCTGGGCCTTCCAAGAGGGTACCGTCGGTCTCGGCCGCAAGCTAATCAATTTGGAGTACGGTGCCAAATTGAATAAAGAGCTGCGTGATATGCAGGCTGCTAGAGAGAACGTTATCAACGACCCGACGGCACTGTCCATCGTCGAAGATGTCGAGAAACGCGCGCAGTACGCAGCAAACCCCAGTCAAAGCTGGTGGTCGAATCTGTTCACAACCGGCACATACGGCTGGACGCTGGGCTTCAACGTGTCTTCTGCGATAGTTGATATGTCGTCACTTGTGCTGGTCACTGGCCCTTACCTGACGAAGACGTACGGGTTCAGAAAGACTCACCGTGCCATGATGGCAGCGGCGAAAGACATACTCGGCATGGGCACAACCGCTGACGTGGAAACACTGGTGACGCAAGGGTTGGAAGGCGACGCACTCAAGGAAGCGCTGGACACGCTTGGCGTGAAAAACCGCGACATGGTGCGAAGGAAGACCATACCGTCGATGCTGAACATCGACTTCAACGATCCAGCGCAGCAGAAGAAGTACGGCTACCTTAAGCCGCTGGTGGACAAACTGCGAGAGGCCGGGCACTCCGAGCGGTACTCCGAACTGTCTGAATCGGCCGAGTTTGGTGAGAGTAATCGTCTGTCCAAATGGTCAGCGCGTATGGGTTTCATGATGAACGCCAGTGAGCGGTTCAAGCGAGAGACGGGCCTGAAAACGGCATACGACTTGGCGCTGTCCGAGTTCGGCGCGAATCCCACCGCGGAGCAAATGGTAGAGGCAGCACAGAAAGCCATGGACATGAGCCTGCTGCTCAACGGCGGGTCAACGGCAGTGACCGGTGCCCGGTTCCAGCAGAATGATATTGCCCGGATTGCGTTCATGTATCGCCGGTTTGCCGCGCTGCAGATGTACCTGCAAACAAAGACCGCATACGACGCCACCCTGAATGACGACCCCGATGTACGCAAGGCCGCCAGAAAGTTTGCAGCGTGGACCATGTTGACTTCAGCTGCGCTGGTCGGTGTCAAAGGGATGCCGATGATGGGGGCAGTTGCCGGCTTGTGGGCCATCTATGGTGCGATGTTCGGGGAAGAGGATGAGGACAACTCCTTGGACAACTTCCTGCGCACAAACTTGGACCCGATCGTCGTGGAAGGTATCCCGAACCTCCTGTTCAACGCCAACGTGGCCGGCCGAATGGAGATGACAAATCTGCTGATCCGGGACTCCAACCTGCCGAATGACGCGACGCTGGCGGATATTGTAATGGCGCACTTTGGTGGTCCGGCGTACGGTTCCATCAGCAGGGCTTATCGAGGCGCACAGTTGTTGGCAGACGGCGAAGTTCAGCGAGGGGTTGAAAGTATGCTCCCGGCGTCGTTCTCCAACATATTCAAGTCCGTGCGCTTCTTGTCTGAAGGTGCCATAGAGACGCTGCGCGGTGACGCTGTTACAGAGGTCAACCCGTTCGGCGCACTGGCGCAGGCGCTGGGTTTCGCCCCTGCCGATTACGCACGAGCCATGGACTTCAACGTCGCCGATTCCAATGCAGAGCGTCGGATCAAGAGCCGCAGAACGAGCCTGTACGAAGCGGTCTATACCGCATACCGAGTGGGGGATTCCTCCGGTGTTGCGCAAGCGATGCAGAAGATCATTGAGTTCAACCAGCGGTACCCCGAGTGGGCTATAACGTCTGAAGGGTTGCGGCAGTCAGTCCGCGGTCGAGACAGAAACACTAGAGACATGGTCATGGGCAGGTTGCCCGATGCCAGAGTCCGTGACGCTACGCTGGAAAGAGCAGAGGATTGGGGCTTCTAAAAATACCCCGGCAGCATTAAGGGAGTTTGTCTGCCGGGGTTCCGTAAGTAACAACCGTGGCAAGTCTATCAGGCCAGTCGCCAGAATCGAACCCCTTGCAGTTTATTCTCCACCCGGCAGCGGTGATCGCAGACCCAGCCTTTGCTTTGTGCAATCTCGTAAAACTGCGCCACGGCTTCCACCATGTCAATGCAAGGGACGAACACGGAGCATCCGGGGTCAAAGGTTTTCCAGTTCACCACCATGCGTAAACCGTCGGGGGCCAAGTCCATGGCAACCCCGCGGTGCTCATTCTTCCTCGGTTTTCTGGGCGTTATTGACGACTTCATCTTCAGTCCCTGCGTCGCTAAGCCACGACGCTCCCTGCAGCATAAGCACGCTCACCGGCGGCAGATTCAACTTTGTGCCTTTACCCATGCGCTTGGAAACCACCTTCGCGCCGCACGGCATGGTGCGCAGCTCTCGAATCACCCCGTTATAGTCGATCTGTCTGTCTGCACACCATGCCCTGAAAGGCTTTGGCATCAAGTACAGCGTGTTGCTGTCGGTCTCCAACCGGCCGAGCAGCGCGACGCGAGGCATTGCTTCCGGCACAACCAGATGGTCCAGCACATCTGCCCGACTACTATTATCGGCACGGCCGTCGCTTGAATCCCGGATTCGCAGGAAGTCGTTCACGTTGGCATAGAAATAGTCGCTGACCACTTGCGTGGCGTCGTGGTTGTACATATTGACGTCTTCTTCCTTGTACTCGCGCAGGTAGTTCACCACCCAGTCAATCAGCGCTTTGACATCGTATTTTATGTACTTGAGGCGCTTGGCAATCAGTAGCCCTGTAATCACGCACGCAGCTTGCGCTGACCAGAATCGGTTTTGCGCAGTGAGCCCGGCACGGGCATCGATGCTCATCTGAACGCTGACCAGCAGCTTCTGGATTTCGTCGACGTTGTTCATGATGTACTGCAGGTACGGTATCGCCGCGTGCCCGAAGTGCAGCTCGATGGATTTTGCCAGCGCATCGGTGTCGTGCTTGGCAAGGTTCTTTTTCTGCGGAGAGAACTCCAGCACACGTTGCATCTCTGCCTTCGGTGCGTCCTTGTAGGAGTTCACCTTGGAGATGAGGCTGGCGTTGCCGGTTGTGACGCAGATGAAGCTCCATGGGTCCCCGCGCCAGCGGGATGAGTTAGCACCTTGGGCCAATCGGCCGCGCTGCTTACCGCTGGGAATCTGGTAGATAAAATCGCTGGTGTCCTTCGGGTGCATATTGGTCAACTCGTCGCAATAAAGCGGCAAGTCCTTGATGACCTCTGCGTAGTTCATCTTGTCGTTGTAAGTATCACGCTCGAACTTCACGAACTTCGCCGGGTCGGCCCACAGACTGGCGGCTGCCAGCAGCGCCGTGGTCTTACCGTAACCTGAGTCCTTGGTGTGAAAGTGGAAGATTGACCCCTTGATAGCTGTCATCTTGGTCAACACAGAGCCGAATGCTGTGCCAATAATGTATTGGTACGACTCAAACCCCGGCTTGTTGAAGAACTCCAAATTATTCTTCCATTCGTCCATAGCCCCCTGCGGTTCAAACATTGGGAAGAAGTGGGACGTCTTGCTCGATGGTGCGTTAAGCTCCACACGGTCCGGCAGCACGCGGGCGCGACCCAGCGTAAAGCTGGAAAACTCATCGTCAGTCCAGCCGAATTGTCTGCGGCTCAAGTCCGCAGCGGAAGTGTGCTCCAGATTGGAGACCCATTTTATAACGTAACTCATTAATGCCTCCCAGTGTGCGGTTGTGGCAACCGCCACGCTGTTTCTCGACAGGTACTTTCGCAGCTCGTCCCGAGCCGTCGCCGCGTACATAGGCACCGTAAACTCTTTCACTCCGTCATACGGCAGGTGCACCCGTATCACAATTGACGCGCCTTCCTCGGGGTCTTCCACGCGTCGCAGAACATACAGATCGTGCTCATACACCAGCATTTCAACTGCATCCCCTTCCCGGTTCTCGGTCTCGATGTACACGCCGCCGTTCTTTCCGCGGAAGTAAGGGGCAGGGTATTTAGGTATTGTGTACGCCTGCAGTTCAACAGTCTTCATCTGCTCAGGGCGGTCAAACACAACGTTATCTTCGTCCTGCGCCCGAATAATCTCCTTGCCCAGCTGAATCGGCGACGTCAGTTTGCCGTTGTTGGGGCACTTATCACAAAGCCCGGGGTTCATGCTGTCAAATGTCGCGCAGTGATAGGGGCCTGCGGTCAGCTTGGCTTTCTTCTGAGTCTCCTCCGGGTCGTACTTCGGGTGCTTGCGAGAGATAATGTGAATAGCTTTGTCGCCGTCCACGCAGTTCACCGCAATAGACAGCCCGCCACGCCACAGCGGCTCTTCGACGTCTGCTTGGTTTGTTGTGATGTTGACCAGTTGCAGGCAGCCGCGCCCCTTGGCGCTCTTCTCAAGAATGGTTTTGAATCGGCTGGTGGCATTTCCCATCAGGGACGCCATCATGGGGTCAGCTGCGTTTGTACGCGCCTTCTTCGGCGGCACCTCGCCTTCTGGCACGTAGTGATCCAGAATCGCTTTGAACTTATCCAGCGACATCGCCGGCTCTAAATCCGCAAGCACCGCTACGTTCTTCGGCGGGCTGTCCTTATGGTTACGTGTCCCCGGGCAGCGCAGCACCCGTGCGCAGTCAGCCGGTACAACCGGGTCAATGTTAAGCCCGTGGTTCATGCACATTTGCTTGAAGCGAAGCGCGAGCGGGTGCCACTCCCTCTTCGGCATGTCCTCGTCCATTGCCCAGTACACGTGCAGCCCGCGACCGGAGTTCACCATCGTGGGTTTCGGAAGCTGGTGTGTTTGGCAGAACACGCGCACGGCCTTTACCGCCGCTTGCTGTGTCGGAAAACCTTTGTCGCCTTTGTCCTTGCCACAGTCCAGATCAAGAAAAAACGAGCGCAGCTTCTCTGCGTTATCCGCGGTACGTTTACCCTCGGAAAGAAAAGACGCCAACGCGAAGTACACGTCGTGGTCGGTTTCATCAAGCTCCTGTGCGTATTCCCCCATGTCTGCAAGAGACGAAAAGAACTTTTGCGTGAGCTGCTTTTGACCGGCCTTGACGGCAAATATGCAGTAGTGCTGCCCCTCGGCGAGCACATGTTCTAAGAATTTTAGTGCGCCCATATCCCACCAGCGATCTCTAGAGACGACAAGGGGCGCCGGAGCGCCCCCGCCTAAAGTATGCACAGTCTATTTGGGATTAGTCGTCCCACTCACCCAGCAAGTCGTCGAGCTCACCCGCGGGTTCGTCTTTTGGCACGGGCTTCTTGGAGCTGCGCACCACCGGCTCGTCGTCTTCCTCAACCACCGGAGCAGCTTTCTTCTTCGGTGCTGGCGCTTCGTCTTCATCTTCCTCGACTACCGGGGCAGGTTTCTTCTTGGCTTTCGGCGCAGGCGCTTCTTCATCGTCTTCAACTACCGGGGCAGCCTTTTTGGCCGCAGGCTTTGCGGAAGACCCGGAGGTTTTGTCGCCGTCAAACGCACCGACAGTCATCGTGATAGCGTCCTTGGCTTCCTTGGAGTCACGCATCTCCAGCGCGATTTCGAGCTCTTCTTGATCCAACGGGCGCACCGCGCTGAAGGACAGCTTAGGCTGTTCGCTGGAAACATCGAACTTCATGCGGGTGACCACGGAAATAGCGTGCACAGAGTTTGCGGCCAAGAACTTGCCGTATGCCTGCAGGCCCATCTTGCCGTCCTTGCCGTCGCCGAACACGCTGGTGGCAGGGAGCTGCAGCTGGTACACCTCTTTCTTCTCAACTTCACCATCAAGCAGCACTGCAACGCGCTGGGAGAATCGGCACGCACGGGACTCGCCCTGACCGGAACCCTTGATATTGTTTGGGCAGGTCATGCACTTGTCGCTCTGGCGCTGGTCTTCCGGCACAGCTGCGTCTGGCTTCTGAGTATCAGAGGACCAGCAGGTGGGGGGAACAGCTTGTGCTTTGGGGTCGTACGCCCCTTCGTAGTATTGACGGGACACCGGCGCAGCGTTCACCAGAATTACATCCAGTGCGCGATCTTCACTGACGTAGACTTCTTCGCCGTTCACCACCTGACGAAACGCCTTACCCTTGATAGAGATTCGACGGTTACCCGCGCCGCCGCTGCCACCGCCTGCGATGGTCTTAGTGATGCTGTCTTCAAAGCCTGCCGGCATGGCTGGCAGCTTGAATTTCTTGCCTTCAAACAATGTTACGTTGCTCATACTATCCTCTGCGTTTTGGTTTGGTTGTTACAAGTCGAGTTCAAGTTGTTTGCGCCCTTCGGCATTGTCGGCGCTAAGGTGGTCGCGTACCTTATCATAGTCAAACCGGTATGTGGTTCGATTGTCGCCGGGAACAGCAATGTACGAACTCTTTGGTATGACACCGCTTTCCATCCAGTTTCTTATGGTAACCGTGGAAACTTGCAGGCGTTCCGCCAGCTCGCCGATCCTGATAAGGTTGTTGCTATTCATCACTTTCTCCGAATGCTAATCTGGTATTTCGTTTCGGTGTTGAGGCCGGGCGGCAACACGTCGGGGTTCTCTTCCAAGAACTGTTTCATGTTGCCTTGGTGCAGGCGCTTCTCAAGCAAGTCTGGAACTTGGTGCTCAAGCACGAAAGCGTGCATCGACGCCCAGTCATTCGTCCAGTAGTTTGTTGAGGTGGTGCGGTAGAACAGGCCAGACTTGGTGCGTGCGCCTTCCACACCGTGCTCCTTGCAGTACTCCAGCAACGCGTTTTTTACCAGCGCCATTTGATCTGCAAGTTCTTTGGTTTGGTCTTTATACGCGGCGGTCAGCTCGTCGTTCTTCTCTTTCATTTTGAGATAGACCCGAACCAGTTTGGTCAGCTTTGGGTCTTCAGTCTCAACGGTTTTTTCGGCAGACATCTCGGCCTCCAGTGGTTGTTTGTGCTACCCACTGTACTACCCTTATTTTTACTACGCAAGCACTTTTTTATATAAATTGATCATTTCTGAGTGGACGCTGACTTTGTTTTCCAGCATAGAAAACACATGAACTTCCGCCCCCGACCCTTGCAGATGCACCACGGTGCACTTGTTCTTTTGTCCTGAGCGATGCACCCGAGCGTTGGCCTGTTCGTATATTTCCACGGATGAAGTGGGGCCCCACCATACAACTGTGTCCGCCGCCGTGAGCGTCACCCCGTGCGCCGCAGCTTGCGGCTGTATCACGAGAACTCGGGGGCTGTCCGTGGTCTGAAAGCGTTGAAAGATGTCCGTGCGTTTGGCAGGGCTTACGCCCCCATTGATGATCTCGGTGCTGATACCGTCGCTGTTCAGCTGATTGGCGAGCACCTCGATGACGCTACGGAAAGGGGCAAAGATCAGCACCTTGTTCTCTGTCTCGGCAATCACCTCCATCAGCACGTTGTATCGACTGGTGATGTCGAACTCCACCGTCTCACCGTCTTCGCTGTACACCGCTCCGGCCGAAATCTGGAGGAGTTTTCCCAGCTTTACCGCTGCGTTAGCGGCTGTCACCTGCTCACCCGCTGCCTCGATAATCATCTTCTTTTTCATGATCTCGTAGTACTTGGTTTGCTGCGGTGTCAGTTCGACGCGCCGTTTGATTGTCACCATGTCGGGCAAGTCCATGCACTCCGCTTTGGTAAAGCGTATTGCCGGCTGCAGTGCTTCATGCACAATCGTTTTGGCGTCCGGTCTGGGAACGTACTTAAACTGTGTCAGCTTGTACATCACGAGGTCGCGGAATCCGGTGAAATACTTCGGCACTCCGAGTGGGTTCACGAGTTTTGCCAGCCCGTAGGCATCCTCTGGAGACTGTGCTGCCGGGGTGCCTGTCATTAACCACAGCCATGTGTCCGGCCCGACCAACTGTCGCAGAGCTTTCCAGCGTTTTGTTTGCACGTTCTTGAGGTACGTGGCCTCGTCACAGATGATAAGGTCGAATCGGCCGTACTTGAGGTCGTCAAGTGAGTTCACCACGGTGTCGTAATTTGTGATAACAAACTCAGCATCGCTCTCTATCACGGCTTTACGCTTTGCTGCGCTGCCATGGGCAATATCCACCTTACGGTGCATGATGGTCTTGAAGAAGTCTGATCGCCACGCAACGTCCATAATGGACAGCGGGCACACCACCAGCACGCGCTGGATGATCCCTGCGGTAATCAGATAGTCGGCCGCCCACGCAGCAGCTGCGGTCTTCCCGCTGCCTTGCTGGTTGAAGCAGAAGGCTCGGCGGTGCAGGGTCAGAAACTCAGCCGTAGTGCGCTGGTGAGCAAACGGGGTGTAAAGCCCGGGCCAGTTGTAAGAGCGGTTGATGGGCGAGGGGACTTTCTTGACGCCGATGTTCTTCAACACCTGCATCTCTTCGAGCCCCCAGTTTACTGCGACGCGCCCGTCTGGCAGCTGCTTGCTCTTGGGGATAGTGTTGAGTATCTGCTGCGGGTTGCGCACGCGCAGCAGCACGGCCTTGTTGTCGTAAATCTGCATTGTGACCCTTACTTCTTTTTCGGTTTGTGGCCGTTTCGGCTGCGGTTCTTGCTGGGGGACTCCAGCTTGTACCCGTCGGCGTTAGTGCCGCCGTTCTTCATCATCTTGTTGTGGGACACATCCTTGCCCTCACGCCGGTCGGCGATGCCGTTGTCATTTCGATCAACACCGGTCTTGTCAATCGCACGTCGAGCCCGCTGGCGCTCCATGCGGTCTTCGTGTTCACCACGGGCCTTGGCGGTCTTGGCTTCTTGCTTGTAGTCACGCACGTAGTTCTTTGAACTTGGCATTACATGTTCCTCCCGTTGTGCGGGCAGCTCAGTACTACGCAGTACTTTTTGCATAGCCCTGATGTCTTGGGGTTCCACACCCCGGTGTCAATCGCGGTCAGTATCCGGCCGTACCGCTTGAGCCACTTGGCCCAAAGTCCCGGTGCTTCGTCACGCTTGTACTCACGGCGTATAAACGCTTTCGCTATCACAAAGAACAGCGCCGCATCGACTTCCTGCACCTGCGGGAAGTGCTTGAACGTCGCCAGTGCCATCAGCTCCAGCTGGTCTGTGTCTGCGTACTTGGCGCTCTTGCCGGCCTTGTAGTCGAGCACTTTTGCCTTTGTCCCATCGATGATACTGAGGTCGGCGATGCCACGCCACCACACTTTCGGGTCGTCGATTGCGCACGCTTCGAGGTCTTCGGTCAGGCCCATCTCGTACTCGCAGTACTTCTTCCCGGGGAGTGCCTTGAGTTTGTCTAGTGCCTTTTTGGCGAATCCGAACTGTTTGGGCAGCTCTGCCTTCTCCGACACATAGAACTCGGCGGCCTCATGGAACTGCTCACCGTACAGCGCAGCGTCGTTCTGCTCGTCCTTGAAGTCCTTCTTGATCTTGAGGTGGTAGTACTTCCTCGGGCACTGTTCAAACAGCTTGATGGCACTGAACGACCACGTTGGTTTCTTCATACCCACACCCATTTACCTTCGTCGTTTTCTTCGATTTTTCCGGTCACCACCAGCTCGTTCCACGCTTTGGAATTCTTGCGCGGAATCTTGGGCAACTCAGGTCTCGGCACAGCGCCGATGTCCATCAGAATCTCTACACACTCTTTGGCGTACCACTTGTAATCAATGTCTGTTGGGAAGTCATCCAACAAGTCCATCAGCGGCTTGGCCCCGCGAGAGCGTGGCACTTTGTTCCCGTTGGTGCGGTAGGTGATCACCCCGTCCTCGCCCTTGGCGTAGTACCAGCGCACGACTTTACCCAACTGATAGCCGGGCTTCTCGGCACCGCCGTTCACGGTACGCAGGGTCAAAAATTTACGGATGTCACGGCACCCGAGAAGGGTCTCTTTGATAGACTTCCCAGAGGTCAACCGCTCAATCACTGCGAACGAACATATCTCATTCTGAGGGTTCTTGGCTATACCCGGTCGGCTGTGGTGGCTCTCGACGTATACGCCCTTTGCCTTCACTTTGCCGTCCTCCTTGATGGCGATGTAGTTGTTCACATCGCGGGAGTAGAGCGCCTTGTATCGGGTTTCCTCCGTGGTGAGGTTGGTGACCTTCTCCCACTTGGCAATGATCTTTTCCAGCAACCCCAGCTTGTCACGCGGGCACTTCATCACCACGCCGTCGGTGTTCGCCGACACCACTGGGATCGCGCACAGCTCCAACATCTCAATCAGCATCAGAAGCGACAACTGGCCCGTCAGAGTTGTGCGTATCATCATCCTTGGGTTGTACAACAAGCTGTACTTGTTCGAGGTTTTGCCGAACGTGCCGTTGAGAACGATCTTGAGGGCGTCGGCAGTGACGGAATCCTTGTTCGCTTTTGCCTCCACGCGGCGCTCCAGAATACCCCGGTACACTGGTTCAAAGTACTTACCAAAAGACGGCGGGGACATCCCCATGTTGAGCATGAGGTTGGGGTAGTAAGAGGTCACGTCACGGTCTATCAGCACCACATCATCGTCGCTGAAGTGTGCAACACTGGACTCTTGTGAGTGCAGCCCGCCGATACCTATCTTGTACTGATTGCCACCGATAGTGATCACCATCTTCTCGATCTGAGCCGGCATTTTGACGTGGCCTGTTTTCTGGATGACCATATCGGCAGAGCAGATAGTGTCGAAGCAATCCTTCAACTGCTGCGTCTGGAAGCGCACGTACTCCGGCGGCTCGTACTTGAACGTGGTGTAGCGAATCTCGGTCTTGGGAGGGTCTTCTCCAACGAGGCGCGTGTACTCAGCCTTGAGCACGGCTTCTGCAATCTGCGCATCTGACTTGGATCGCAAGTCAACCCCGTACTGCTTACTCATAGCGCGGCGCAGGTCGATCTGCGGGGCCAGATATTCAGCCAATTCGGCCGTGACCTGTGTGTCGTTCTTGCAGTATTCCCGCACCTCGATCATCTGCTCTCGGGTCAGCTTCATGTCAGGGTTGTACGGCAGGTCTTGTAGCCGCTTCGTGCTCAGCCTGCCGCCGTAAATCTTCAAGCCAACCTGCCCAACTGCCACTTCAATGAGGTCGACGTGGTTGTACACGATCTCCTTCACCTCATACTTGCGGTAGAACTGCCACGGGCGCAGCTCGTTCAGGATGATGTCGTCTGACGCGTCCTTCAGTTCGTCGTTAGGTGCCCCTGCGAGGGCCAATCGGCACATCAGAATGTCGTAGTTGTTGCCGTTGAATGACACCAGCTCCACACCTTCCGTCAGCATCAGGGCGAGCATTGCCTTCCTATCAAGAGGGTGCCCATCATATTTCTCGAATGCCCGAAACTTTCCATCATCCCTGCGGAACATGGCAAGGAAGTAGTTTGGATAGCATTCAACGTCGACCACGATCTGCATCACCACACCGCCCGCGCCTTGAACAGTTGCACCAGATGATTGGCCTGTGACTTGGCGTCGTCCAGCGCGTTGTGCGGGACGCCTTCCTGCGGTCGGATGCGGTCGTTGAGAAGATCGCACGTTGTGCGGTAGCAGCGGTTGTTCCAGAACTGCCAAGGTACCGGGAGCTTCAGCTTGTTGTAGGCGTGGGCCAGCATGGCGTTGTCAAAATCGGAGCCGTTGCCCCACACGCACAGTTCCTTTGGCTCCGAGTAGGTGTTGAGAAATTCCGAGAAGTCCTGCAGCGCATCTTCCAGCGGGATATTGTTCATGAACAACGCCTTGCGGGCCTCCTTGCTCTGCTTCATCCACCACATAAAGGTGCCGCCTGATACGGTCAGCCCGGCGTCGATGGCCGACTGCGCGTCGATTGTGCGGTAGAACTCTGGGCCTGTCCCACGCGGCGTAAACATCACTGCCCCAATGGACAGGATGACCCCTGTGCTCTTAGTGTCCAGCGTCTCCAAGTCGAGCATTACGTTAAATTTTTCGTTCATCCCTTATCTCCAAAGTTCTTTATTCTTTCCAATTTGCGCCGAGCCTCGTGGTCAGCGATAGCGCCGAGGGTGGTGACCCCGGCAGGTACTTGCGTGATCTTCCCGCCTTTGGCGAGAAACTTCTTGATGGCTTCGTCCAACGCATTGCGATCAATGGTCTGTTTATCAACCAACTGTTCTTCAATGTCGTCGTTCATCTTCCAGTGCTCCCGAAACCGCCGGTGCCTCGTGTTGTCTCAGACAGCTCGTCCACTTCCTGCAGATCAAACAGCGGAGCCGGCACGACGACCAGCTGGCCGATGCGACTCCCACGGTGCACGTAGTGCCCGCCGACACTGGCAGAGTAGATCAGCGCCAGCATGATCTCTCCCCGGTAGTCGGAGTCGATGACGCCGACGGCATTGACCAACGACACCCCGGCTTTGCCGAGACTGGAGCGCACCGTCACCAGCCCCACGTAGCCCTCGGGAATCTCTACAGCAACCCCTGTGCCGACCATCGTCGTGGCGTAATTCACCAGCAGACACTCGGTGTCTGAGTACAGATCAAGCCCGGCCGCGCCGGGTGTCCCGCGTGTCGGCGTGGTCGCCGTGGGGGTGAGTTTCTTGAATCTCATACCCGCTCCTGTGCTGCGCTCTCTCCGGCCAAGGCAAAATATGCCGCGCCATCTTCGTAGGAATCGGCACGGTATCTGCCCGCCTGTGCGCGTACCATTTTCAGGCAGGCCATGAACAGCCAGCCTTGTTCTTCCGTCAGCCCATGCTCGGTCAACGTGTTGAACATGGCTACCGTCTTGCCCATGCTGCGCTCACCCTGCGGCTGGTCGTAGGTGACCGCACGATCTTTCAGATGCCCGGCAGCGGTCGTTAGTATTTCGTCAGCGGTGGGGGTTGTTATTTTCACCGTCGGAGCATCTCCCATGCAACCAACAGCCTGATACTCCGGCCAGTTACGGTTAGTGTTGTGCTCTTGGCAAAAGCCGCCGAATGGCGCGTCATTCAAGCAACCAAAAAGAATACATTTCATTTGCTTTTCTCCATCGCTGCTATCAGCGCGTCGGCGTGCTCAACGGCACAGGTGTTGATCTTGGTCACCAGATCAAGGGGGCGGTTGGCGCCGTAGAATTCCGGGTTGCCTACCATCGCACAAGCAAGCCTTGCAATCAGTTCTTCGCGGATTGTCATCGTGGATGCCGGGCGATCCGGCACGGGGAAAGTATCCTCTGCCTCGGGTATCTCCACGCATCGGTAGATGTGGGCCTCGCCGCGCCCGCCTGCTGGACGGGTAATTTCCACGCGCTTGAAGTTTCGCATCTCGATTATGGCGTCGTCCACTGCAGCACGGCGGGACTTGGTTTGCAGCTTGGACAGCACCCCTCCCTGCTCCAGTGCGAGACGCACCACATCCGCGCGAGTGAAATCGTCGGTGCCGATGATGTTGTAGATAATTCGTTCCACTTCGCCGCGTCGTGACCACTTGGCGAACAAGTAATGCGCTGTCATGTGTTCTTCTCCTTGAGGGCCATTTCAATGTCCACCGCTACGCCGAAGACCCCTTCGTACAGCCTCGGGTCGGTGATCTTGATATTGTTCTTGATGATCTCTTCGACCTCTTCAAAGGTCAGTCCTATGAATTCGCTCATGTCGGCACCTTGTCGATGATGGCTTGTAGTTCGTGGTAGCACTGCACTGCTGAAGCGTGTTCTGGGTATGCAAGCTCTGTCCCTTCCATTGATTGAAACTCTCGTGAACAGCGCTCCAGCAACTCCACCGGCACTATCCTGTGGGTGGCGGGGATGGCGTAGAGTTTTGTTCCGTCAGGAAGATGAATCGGTGCGACCCCGAATTCGTGCTTTATCACTGCCACCGGCTTGATTTCTTCGCTCATGTTGGCTCCTTTTCTGCGTGAACTCTATCCGGCCTCCCGCCGCACCACGGGCAGTAGTTGGTTATCAGCCCATAGTCTCGGGCTTCGTTTGGCGTCCCGTTCCAACGTGCTGAATCATCCTCGAATCTCAGGTTTGCAACATCCATCAGCTCATACAGCAAACCATACATCTGCATGTCTCTGGCGCGACTTACTCTAGGGTGGCTGTCTCTTGGAATATATCGCCCTATTGCATCCAGCATCCACGCAACTTGGTCGCAGCTGATCGGCCTTGCATTATGTCTCTTTGCTCGTGATTGATCGCATTCTTGCGTGGAACATTTTCCGCCCATTTTCAACCCTCCCGCGCCGTGGCGCTCAGTGCTTCGCGAGCTATTTCTTCAATTCTGACTATCGGTATTTCTCCCGCGCCAGATCGCAGCTCCCTCCAGCCCAGTATCGACCGCAACGCCTCCTCCAGCGCCATCACCCTCGCCTGCTGTGCGGAGGTGG